CCCGGCTGGATGGGGGTGGGGGACGCCCTGGACCGCTGGGCGTGGGAAAGCTGGGGCCCCTGGGCGGGGTGCTTCATTGCGGTAGGAGAGGACCCCGTGACGAACGCCGAACTCCAGGCGGAGAACGCCAGCCTCAAGGAGCAGAACGCCAGCCTGAACGCCCAGCTAGCGGCCGAGCGCTCTTGGGGCTCTAGCGTCATCAACGACACGTGCATCCCCCTGGCGAGCACGCTCGACCAGGCGCTGATGACGGAGCAGCCGCAGGACTGGCCCCTGGTGGAGAGCGCCCGCCAGAGCCTGTTCACGAACCTCGGGATCTAAGCGAGGCCGCAGAGGAGGGCCGCATGCCGAACCGAATTCTCAATCTGATTGACGGAGCGGGTGGCCCCCCTGCACCGCTGCAGCTGGTCGACACGGGCACCACCATCAACGGGCAGGTCGTGTACGCCCTCGGCACCTCGGGCTCGGCGGGGGGCGGGGCCACCGCCGGCGGGGCGCCGTCGGGCTCCCCCGTGGTCGGCAACCCGGTGCTGATGGCGGGGGCCGACCCCGTCAATGCCCGGACCGTGCTCACGGATGCGTCGGGGCGGCTCATCATCGTGACCCAGACGGGAGTGCAGAGCCCCGCCGTTCAGGGGGTACAGGCCTCGGGCGCGGCGGTCTCCGGCAACCCGGTGCTGGTCGCGGGCTCGGACGGGACGAATGCCCGCACGGTCCTGCTCGATACGGGCGGGCGCCAACTCACGCGGCTCACCGACGGGACCAACCTGCAGGTGCTCAATGGGGCGGGGCAGCTAGCGGTCACGACCGAAGGGCGGCGGACCACCTATTCGGGGGGCATCAACAACCACGTCCCGCCGGCCGCGGCGACGGATACGTTCACCCTGACCGGGACTGCGGGCAAGATCATCCGCTTGATGCGGGTGGAGTTGTCGGGGTTCCAGACAACGGGCGGTGTAGTGAGTACGCTGGGCCTGGTGCGCTCGACCGCGGATACCGGCGGCACGTTCGCGACCATCCCGGGCGTGCCCCACGATTCCACGAATGCCGCCGGCGGCGGCATCATGCGGGGCTACACGGCTGTGCCGACCAGCGTGGGCACGCCGGTCGGGCTGGTACGGGCGCAGTGGCTCCTGGTGTCGGCGATCAACGCTGTGCCCGGGCTGCTGGTCTGGGAGTTTGGAACCCGCAATAGCCAGGGCGTGGTGCTGCGCGGCCCGACCGAGACGTTTGCGATCAACTTCGGCGGCGTCACGATCACGGGTGGCCAGCTGAACTGCAGCTTTGAGTGGACCGAGAGCACCGACTAGAATAGGGCGGGTGTAGCGGTCAGGTAACGGGCGGGACGAGAGCCCCGCCCGTTGGCTTATGCACCGCTGCTGCCTGGTCCAGCGTCGCTCGCCGCGCCTCCCCCGTCCGGGGCTGAGCGTGGGAGCGCACGAGGGCTGTCGCCTCCTCCCACTGACGGCGCACCATCTCCGGCAGCGGCTGCGCTGCGCACCCGGCGAGGGCGCTGAGGGCGTCCTCGATCCGCTCCGCCTCGTAAGCGCTGAGTGGCATCTTGCATCTCCTGGACACAATCGTGGGGGGCATCGCCCTGGGCGGGCAGCGGGCCCCCATCCCACGGCTGCATGCCGATGTCCATGTTCCCCACCAGGTTGCGGAAGGCTTCGTAGGCCAGGCCCAGCATCGCCATGAGCGGCGGGGTGTGGCACTGGCAGGTCACGAACTCGTGGGGCCCGACCGAGGTCACCTGACGGGACACGGGCGAGGTACAGCGCACGCCGCCCAGGTCCACCCACTGGCAGGGAGCATGGTGGGGATTCTCCCGGTGCCCGGGAGCGTGGCAGACGGGGCAAGGCTGGCGGGGGGTGGGCATCAGCCCATCCCGGGCAGGGCGAGCAGGAGGGCCTGGGACCGCAGGTTGGCGGCCATCTCCTGGGTGACGGCGAGGCGCTTGTTGGCGGAGCGCAGCACGTCCGAGGCCCGGGTGATGGCCATGCGCTCGTCGAGCAGGTTGTCGTAGAGGTGCTGCTCCCGCTCGGACTCGGGCATGAGACCCATCGTCGGGCTCTGCAGGATCTCCTGGCGCTTGGCCTGGCCCGTGGTCTGCGCCGCCTGGAGCGCTCGCTCGGCGTCCTCGACCTCGTCGTAGAGGCCGGGCAGGCGGCGGGTCACGTCCTCCAGATAGCGCAGCAGGTTGCGGACCCGCTGGGCGTGCGGCGTCTCAGGCACGGGGGCCACCTCGGGGGTGGCGGGGGCGACATCTTCCATGACCACGGGTTCCCTCCAGCGCTCACAGGCGCAGGTGTGGGTCAGTTGGTGGACGGCCTCGATGCCGTCGCGGAGCAGCCGCCGGTCCGTCGGGTCGCGGAACTGGTGGTGGGTAGCGCCGTGGGGACAGACGGCGATCCACCGTCCGTCCGAGCGGTGATATAGCTGGATCACCGCTCGGCACGGAACGCCTGCCGCAGCCGGGCCGCCACCGCCTCCGCGTCCCGGAGCCCCGTGTAGGGCCTGTACAGGATCCCAGGGCTCCGACCCCCTGGATGGACGAACACCCGCCACTCCGTGCCGCTAGGAGCCAGGGCGAGGGACGTGAAGATCATGCGCACCCCAGGCGTAGGGCGGGGACATGGAGGACCCCCATGCACCAGAGGGCGAAGAGGGTCCCCATCACCCCGCCGATGGCCCCCATCGCCATGAACGCCAGGTCGAGGTCCGGGTCGCGGGGCGACACCGGCCTGCGGTGGGGGGGCACCCAATCCTTGTCGTCCTCGGGGCTCCAGTGGTCGCTCATACAGGGCGCTCGGGGAACCGGGCCTCGGGGAGCCGGGGCCACTGGGCCTGGTCGAGCGCTTGCTGTTGCGCCTGCCCCAGCTTGAGGGCAAAGCTCCCCAAGCAGCCCACACTGCACACGCTGACGGGCAGGTTCTGGGCGGGCGGGTACCAGCGGATCTCCATCGGCAGCTTCGGACCACGTCCCTTGGCCTGGCTCAGATACTCGTTGCATCCCGCACACCGCGGCTCCTCCACCACGCGGTACTGCATCTGGCTCATCGTCGGCTATGCTGCTTCGCGTCAGGGCACGTGGCAAAGTGCGAGGTGTTGGTGAAGTTCCCGTCCACGAAGTCGTAGGGCGCTCGCCGTTGGTTGCGGGTGTAGCCCCACCACATCAGGGCCCCGCAGGTGGAGCAGGCGCGGGGCACGGGCGGCTGCCCGACGCGGGCGGTGTACTCGCCGATGGCATCCCACGCCTCAGTGGGGAAGAGATCCGTTTGGGCCACGGTGACTCCCTTCGGTTGCGTACTCGTGCAGCCACTCCCGGGTGGCCACGACCAGCAGGCTGATCTCCCACAGGTGGTCGCTCAGGGCCGCGCCCCGGAGCGGCAGCATCTCGCCAAAGAGCGCCATCCCCCGGCGCTTGACCCCCAGCAGGTAGTCCGCCACGGGGTCGTCGGTCCCGCCCCGCTGGTAGCGGGCGACCTCCTTGACCACGTCGCCCTCGGTGAGGGTGCGCCCCATGTCCACCAACTCGCGGGCCTTCTGGACGTCGGGCTCGTCGAGTACGTGGCGGAGGACGTGGTCGGCATTGGCGATGCCCATGTCCAGGACCGCCCGCTCGGCCAGCATGGTGACCGTGCCCTGCCCCACCGTGAGGCCCGCGGCCTCGGCCACCGTCTGCAGCACCTCGGGCTCGCGGCGGGCCCGCTGTTCCAGCGCCGCCATGCGGCGGGCCGCCCGCATCAGGCGGTAGGTGGACGCCTCCGAGATCTTGATCTCCTCGCTCTGGGCGTACTGCTTAAACGTCTCGAACCCCAGAGCCATGTAGAGTTCCGTGTCCTGCATCTGGCAGAGCGCCCGCCCCGCCCGCAGGAAGTTCCGCTCCGCCGCAATCACGTGGGTCTGGATCTCCGCATTCAAGCGGTGCGCCGCTTCCCCCTCCGCCGGGGTAATCACCCGTCCCGTCGTTAGCTCGGCGGTCATCGGCCCCCCTAAGCCCAGGCATTGCGGAACGCCGTCGGGATCTTGCGACCCGTGCCGCGTGGGGCCGGGGGTGGCTCCTCATCGGGGGCCTCCTCATCGTCGTCGTCCTCGCGGCCGTGCTGCTGCCGCACCAGGATGGCCAGGGCCTGGGCGACGGCCTCCTCGGCGGAGCCGCAGCCATCCCAATAGCCGATGAACCCCTCGTGGTCGAACACGGGCACGACCATCTGGCCGCCGTAGCCACAGAGCATCATGCCCACCAGTTGCGGCAGGGGCTCGTCCTCCAGGTCCAGGAGGGCCCAGCACACCAGGCGCATGGCGAGGGGCGGCAGCGTCTCCTGTGGGGGTGGGCGCCGGACGATAGCGTACCAACCGTCGCCGGGTAGGGTCGTCAGGATCTTCATGCGTCCTCCCGGATCTGCAGGTCGAGCAGGGTGGTGTCCCCGAACTGGTCGAAGAGTTTGTACAGGGCGGCCAGGAGTTCCACGTACAACACCTCGGGGTCGTAGTGCTCCTGCGGAATCTCCCGCACCTCGGCACGCACGGCGATTCTCACATCAGTCTCCGTGCAGGGTAGACACGTTGGGGGGACTTGCGGCGGGTGCCGCGGTGCGTCGGCGGCGTAGGCCGCGCCCGCGGATTGTAAAAGCGAGCATCCAACTCCGGCCGGTATAGCTGTCGGTACATGTCTCTTGGGACAGGGTAGCCTGCCCACGCCCAGTAAGACACCGCCAGATCAGCCGAATCCACAGTGTAGGCGTGAATGGCTGGCTGGTCCAGATCTCGATGGAGGCGTTGCCACTGCTCCTGCTCGTAGCGCCACTGGCCCTGTCGCTGACGGATGGTGTAGGCACGGGCAACTCCCTCCTGCAAGAGCAACGGCACCTTGATCTCGCACCAGCCGATACACCGCCACGCGGGGTGGATCATGTACAGGTCCGAGATGCCGGGCGTCTGGCGGGTCTCCCGCCCCTGGCTCATGTCCACCACGTGAAAGCCCAGCAGGGTGAGCGCCTCCCGCGCATGCAGTTGGATCACCGCCTCGGTCTGCGCCGCGGCCAGGGCCTGGGGGTCGGGGTCGTTCACCCCATCCCACCGCATCATGCGGTCTGCTCGGTCTGCTTCCGGTCGAGGGCGCGGCGGCTCTTGCGGGCCCCTGCCAGGTGGCGGGCACAGAGGCCTTGTTCCAGTGCGGCCCGGGGGCAAGGGACAATTTTGTCCCCGTGGCGACTCTCGCCACGGCAGCGTTTCATCATCGTGGGGGTTGGCATGGGCGTTCTCCTGTACGTCTCTGCCCATCGTATCACGGTGATTTCCGTGGGGCAAGGGGGGCGTCCAGCCAATCACCGGGGGGCAGCCCTAGCACGACGGCACTGTCGCGTAGGGCTGCTCGGAGCGGGGCGCACCGGCCGCCACAGGGGGCGCCGTCGGGGCCCGAGTAGTTGCCGATCCACTGGCCGATGGGGCAGGACGGCAGGTGCCGCTCGCCATGCCACTTCTGGCTGAGCAGGACCTGCGCCGTGACCGCCTGCTGGTACAGGGCCGCTCCCAGGGTGCCGCCAGACACGGTGGGCATGCGCTTAGGCACCGCCGCCCTCCTGCTCTAGCTGGTCGCGTAGGCGGCCCAGCTTGGTGATGATGGTGAGGTGCAGTTCCTGCTCGGCGAGGGTCCAGCTGTAGCCCCACTCCTGCTCGTAGCAGTCGAGGGCAGAGTCGAGCCAGGACACCTCGTCGAGCGTGAACAGCGTCACTCAGACCGTGGTCGCTGGCGGTAGTCGCCACACGTCAGGTAGAGCACGGTACCGCGGTCGACATCGGCGAAGCGGCTGTAGATGGCGGGCGACCACTCGCGGAAGTCGTCGTCCGTGCGGGTCGAACCGACTACCGTGGGGAGGTCGCGGTCCCAGCGAGTCATGATCACCCGCTCCAGCTTCCGCACATCCCACTCGCTGGCACCCACGGACGTGAGTTCGTCGAGCACCAGCACGGGCAGCCTGATCGCATGGTCGGTCCAGTATTCGTCTTGCTCGAAGTCGTTGCGCTTGCACTTCATGAGGAAGTCGCGGGCGTCGAAGTACATGGCCTGGGCGCTCACCTCCACGCACACTCCTAGCGTAATGCCCGCCAGCAAGTGCGTTTTGCCGGTGCCAGGGGCGCCCATGAACGCCAGCCAGCGGGGGGTCTGCAGGTCCCGCATCTGGTTGACGAAGTCACGGGCGAAGCCGTGGGCAAAGCGGGTCCCCTCGATGGGCTTGAAGCTGTCCAGCGTGGACTCCTGCAACGTAACGGGCAGGCCGTTGTTGCGGAGCAGGCGCTGCAGTTTCTCGGCCCGCACCTGCGGGTGCTCGGTCTGGCAGCGGCAGGGGAACGCCTTGCCGAAGTCGGGGTGGTTGATCGGCACGTCGCGGCGCACGAAGCGAGCGTCGTGGCAGATGTGGCAGCGGTAGCCGGCGCTGCCGTCGGCGTGGATCTCGGAGCCGTCGTGGGCCCAGTCGTTGGGGATGGGCTCCACCTTCTCGCCCCGGCGCAGGGCCTCTTGCCGCAAGCGGCCCCGTTCCTTGGACGCCAGGAAGATGGCCTTGTCCTCGTCGTCGAAGACGGTGCTCTCCATCACCATGCGGGTTAGCTCGTCACCCAGGGACTTCCACTCGCTCACTTGTGACTCCCAATCGTTTCGCCAACTCGGGGTGGCTCTCGATGTCCGCATCGCTGAGACCAGTGCGGCCGTGCTTGGCCGCCATCGCTCGCCCCTCCTCGTGGTTCATTTGCCGCCTGGCAAGGGGCGAGCCGTTGACGTAGAGCTTGGGCTGGCTGTTGCCGTTGCGCCGGGCCTCGGGCTGCAAGAGCCGTAGCTGTTCGATGCGCCCGTCGGTGGCAAAGAACCACTCCGCCCCACGGTGGGCGTTGTTCTCCATCCACCAGGCGTCGGCGGCGAAGTGGTCGACGGCCTCGTGTAGCTCCTCTAGCGTCCACGTCTTGAGCCGCAGGGTGATCTTCCGTTTAGCTCCCTCCGTCAGCCGTGCTCTGGGTTGGATGTGTTGACGGTAGTATTCCCAGGCGGCGTTCATGGCCCCCGACGGGGGACCGGGCGCAGCCCGAGGGGGTTCTTTCGTCTCTGAGAGAATCTCTGGAACCCTCTCTGAGGTACTCTCTGGAGAAGATCTGAAGGGTTCGTCTGAGCCCAATGCCGGCAAGGGCGCAGTGCCCATTCTGTGGTCAGTCCCATTGACCGCTAGTGGTAAGTCTCGTTTACCACGTGTGGTCAGTCCCATTGACCACGTGTGGTCAGTCCCATTGACCGCCACTGGTAAGTGAGACTGACCACAGGCGGGCGGTTCTGTGGTCAATGAGACTGACTGCAGAATGTAGATGGGAGCCTGGTTGCGGCGCCCCTTCTCCACCACGATCCACCCGGTGGTCTCCAGCTTGTGAAGAGAGTCCAGCACCGTGGGCTTGCAGACATGTGAGATCGCTACGATCACAGCCACCGACGTCCCCGGCTGGGTGCGGTGGGTATGGAAGTCCGAGCGACGCCAGAGCGTCTCGTAAATGCGGGTGTCGTAGGGGTCGAGGCGAGGGTCGTCGAGTAGCGCCAGTGGGGTACGGCAGAAGGCTTCGGTCATAGCGGACGCCAGCTAGGGCATGCCATCATCACTCTCCATCTTCGAGTGGTAGGGCGGGGACGGGATGAAGATGGCATCCCGTCCCCGTGGACTCCCTACTTTTGCAGCCCGGGGATCAGCCGGTGTTTGTGCTGCAAGGAAAGGCTACCACACCCCGCTGTCCCAGACTAGGGGGAAAGCGTAGCACGGTTTCCTAAAGTTCTCCTAGAGCATCCGAACACAATCCGAACCTAGAATGTTGGCACCCCCAGTCGTTGCCGTTCCGCCCCTAGCATGCGGAGGGAAGCGTTCTCGGGGTCCGCCAGCTTGCGCTTCATGTAGTTGTGGAAGGCCGTCAGCGCCCCCTGGTACCCCGTATCCTGCTGGCAGCACCACTCATCAATCGGCCGTCCCATGGCGAACACGATGTCCGCCTCGTCGAGGTCGTACTTCTTCTTGACCCACCCCAGGAAGGACGCCTTCCGCTCCGACGTCATCGGGTCCACCCCGATCACGGGCAGGCCGTAGCGGTTGAGCGGAATCTGCGGGTCGGGCTCGTCAGAACCAGCGCTGAGTCTGGACGGGGCGGGGACCGCCTGCCCCGGCGGCGGGTCCTTCTCCTGCAGGTACAGGCCCACGCCAAACAGCGAGGCACACTTCTTCAGGGCATCGGACCCCGCCCCCTTGCGGGCATCCCCCGCCCCCATCCCCTTCGCCTGCGTCTCGCACTCCCCGAACTGCTCCCGCCACACCGTGGTGTGTCCGAAGTGCAGGCTCAGGCGCCCGACGCACCACAGCACGTCGCCGTCCCGCCCCTCCCGCTGGACCTCGAAGGACCAGCCGTCCACCCCCACCACCTGCGTCAGCCGCGAGACCACCTGCTCGGTGGTCAGGTAGTCCAGGGCCCGCCCCGCCTTGTGGATCGTCTGCGTGGTGTCGAAGTGTTTGGCCAGCGCCTCGTACAGCGCTGCCGCTCTAGGCTCGGTGTCCATGGGTGACTCCCTAATTCTGGCGGTCGGGCCCGACGGCCTCGCCCGCGTCGTCGTCCCCGCCCAGCGCCTCGCGCAGGGCTTGCAGGTCGGCGATCACCTGCACCGCATCCGCCTCCTGGTCGAGCAGGATGATCAGCCTGGCCGCCCCGTCCAGGGTGGGCGCAAACGCCAGCAGCACATGCTCCACGTCGTGGATGGCGTACACGTCCCGCACGATCCCCCGATGGGTGATCTGCCCTTTGCTCAGGTGGAACCCGTGCTCCCCCAGGTACAATTGGCCGCCGCCATCGAGCGCCTCGATGGCGTCCTCCCGGGTGCCGATGGCGTGCTGGCACTCGGGCCCGTGCTCGTGCGCCTCGTCGTGCATGGTGCCTCCTCTTGTTGCGACGGCCCTGAACCTTTTTCGCAGTGAAAAGGTTCAGGGCCGTCGCCTCTCAGAACAGCGGCTGCTGAATCGCCACGGCCAGGTCCCCCGCCGCCGTGGAGTACGCCTTCTGCACGGCCGTGCGCTTGCGGGTCCGGCCGTTCGTAGCCGGCAGCGCCACCGCCGTGAACAGCCGGCGGGTGCCCGTCTGCAGGGCCCCGCCCAGCCGCTCCACGCACTCCTCGACCTCGTCCCGGGTGGTCGAGAAGCGGTACCCCTCGCGGCTCGACACGAGGGCGTACTGCGGGTAGTTGTCCTTCATGTACCCCATGACCTCACGGACGTAGGCGCCGCAGATGCCCAGCTGCTGGGCCAACTCGCGCACGTGGATGGAGCCCGGCGTGTTCGGGTCCGGGATCAGGGGGTGGATGATGGCCGCCCAGTACGCGAGCTTGCTCCGTGCCATCTCAGTCTCCCTTCAATACGGCGTTCAGGAACCGGTCGATGTCGGTCTCCCCCGTCTGCAGGTAGCAGAGCAGCGCCTGGGTGTGGGCCTCCAGCATCACTACGTTGTCTTCGAGGAACAGGCGGGTCGCCGTCGGGTCCGCCCCCTCTCGCGGCAGCCCCCGCAGGTACGGCAGCAGGCGCTCCACGTCGTTGTTGAACCGGCGGATCAGGCCGTTCAGTTCGAGCAGCGCCCGCTGCGCGTCCAGCTGCTGGCTCACCGTGTCCCGCGCGTACTCCCGGTCCCGGTGGGCGGTGTCCGCGGCGTGCCCGATCAGGGCCAGCTTGCTGACCGCCGCCCGCGCCTCGCCGTGTTGCGACACCGCCGCTTGCACGTCGGGGTCGGCCGCTAGCTGCGTGATGAGTTGCGTCTTCTGCGCGGGCGTCGCCGTCTCCGTGAGATGGTCGAGGTGGTGCTGCGCCCACCGCTGGGTGGCTGTGCCTCCCCCGCCGACCTCGGCATAGGCCGCCGTCCAATCGAGCAAAGGTGTAGTTTCTATACCTTTGCTCCCGAACCGGCTCCACATCTCTCGCCACCGGGCGAGGGTGATCCGGGAGTACCCCGTCTCGGCTGCGAGTTGGTCCAGCGTGTACTGCCCCGGCTGCGGGGACTGCCCCTGCCCGGGCGTGAGCAGGTACACGATCTCGGCCTGGGCCCAGCGCACCTCCTGCGTGCGTTTCTGCAGCCCCATCTCCAGGGCCTGGAACCTTGCGAGCAAGCCTTTGTAGTCCACGTACGCTCCTCTGCGGGCTACCGTGCCCATAGTCCGATGCTCAGGGCCAGGAAGCCCACCACGATGATCAGCATCACCAGCCACATGAGCCTGGATCCTGGATCCCAATCCCGCTCTGCCTGCACGGGGGTCGGCTGGGGCGTGCCCCAGGTCTCACGGCGCCGGCGATGGGGGTGCGCCACCCCGTTCTTACGCATCGACCGGCTCCAAGTAGAACAGGTCGGAGAGCGACCACCCGCGGAACGCACACAGCGCCCCACGCAGCATCGCCCCCGACGGCTCCCGCGACTTGTCATGCTGCAGCTTGGACAGCGCGCCCGTCGTCACCTCCATGCGCTGCGCCAGGTCGGTGAGCGACGTCACCCCGATCTCCCTCCAGAGGGCTTGCTCGAAAATCCGTGTGCGTAGCCGGAGTTGGCTGGGGGTCACGGTGGACCCCAGCGGGATTACGGAAAGCTCCATTGGCATCCTTTCCCCCGGGGGTGGCGCTCCTCCGCCACCCCCAGGTGCACCTTGTCGCTATGGCGAGACGCGGATTGGGTGCGAGAGTCGCTGCGTTAGGGGCTGACCCGGGCTCACCAGTCGCTATGGCGGGTCGTGCTGCGACACGCCGTGGCTAGTCGACCTGGGCAGGCTGGTGTGGACGGGACTTGGGTCGTCGCCATACTGAGACGCGGGCTGTACTACCGCGGCTTGTCGCCATGGCGTGGCGACGATGGCTCGGGCTTGGCTGGTCGCTTGGCCTGTTACATCGTGGCTCCTCGTGTGACGGCGTGGCGTGTCGGCTTGACACGGACGGTACGGATGGGACTCGACGAGGGTGGGGCAGTCGGCTTGGCATGCGCGTGGCTCGGGACGAGACGTCGCGTCGGGTTGGCCAGGTATGCCCTGAGCAGCGATGGCCAGTCGGCCAGGATCGGGTGGGCATGGCGCCGCGTGTCGGCAGGCCCAGGGTCGGGTGGGCGTGGCGGGGTTTGTCGACTGGCGTAGGGAAGGCACGGCGTGGCACGAGCAGTCGACGGGACTGGGGCTGCGGTGACCACGGTAGACCCGAGACGGCTTGTCGCCACGGGTTGGGTCGGTAGCGGTCGGGTACGCTCGTCGCTGTGGAGCGGCCGGGTGCGTGCTGGTGTGCTGGGTCGCTGGGGCTGGGGCTGGTGCGACCGGACGGGACAAGTCGGAACGCCTGGGCAGGGCATGGTATCGCAGGGCTGGACAAGTCGGCACGCAGGGGGCACGACGGGGATCGTCGGGGCAAGTCGATGCTGAGTCGTGAAGGCATGGCGTAGCTCCAGAGAAGGGCTGCCCGGTCGTAGGGCCAGGCGTGGCGGGGAGTAACCTGTGCTGAGGGGTCGACCAGGCGTGAGACGGCTGCGCGTGGTAAGGCCCGTCGGGACGGCCCGAGCAGGTTGGACATGACAGGGACTGGCAAGTCGGCGTGGCGCGGATGGTTCCGCGATGGCCAGTCGCATGCTGCGGGCAGATGTGGCCGGGTAAGCATAGTCGCCGAGGCCTGACATGCCATGACTTGACGAAACGAGTGGCGACCAGTCGGGTTCGGGGCGGCTGGCAGGGGCTCGGCCAGGGTCGTCGGTACGACGCCGCACTGGTTGGGCGACGGCAGCGTAGTCGGCGCGGCGGGGTTGGTGCGGGGCAGGCTTCGGCGCAGCGAGAGCAGAGTAGTCGGCCTGGCATGGGCGGGACGTGCGTGGGGCGACACGTCGCGACTAGTCATGTTGCCTCCACTTGTCGGTGGGTACGGTACAGGTAGGGTACCGGCTGGCACGAATAGGTTAGTCGGCGTGTGTTGCCTAGCTGCACGTGTATATCGGGCGATCCCCCGCAGCGTCGTATGCCAACTCACCTACGCACCCTTAACTGCGTGCGGCCCATCCCACTCGATGAGGTCGAAGCGCCCGAAACTCTGCGAACGCAACGAGCCTTGGCCATTTTCTTGGGCGCTCTCCCAAATCGGACCCCATTGCTGGGGAGTGATGCAGTCCTCGAACACCCTGATCTGGAAGCGAAGCACAGGTGCTAGCACATATTCGTAGTATGTCAAAGTTGACTGCCTTCCCTGCGGTCCTTGCACGTGACCGATGAACAAGTGCACGCCGTCGGGCTTGTGGATGTCAGGTCGGCCGTTCTCTAGCGCAATCATGGGCGGATCCACGAACACTCGCTCCGCCAGGTATGCCTTCGCCCCCTTCTTCGTGGCACCCCAGCGGTCTTTGGCGAACACGATGTTGCAGTTCTCCTTCAACATCGCTTTGATGGTCCGATCTTCCACATAGCAACCGATGCGTGGGTCCCTACGGAACATGTTGGTCTGCTTGTTCGCGGCGATGGACTTGGAAACTTCCTCCACTTCCTCCCACGTGGGGTCCTCCGACAGGTCCCCGCCCAGGTCGCGTACCGTCTGGATGGCGATGGCCCGGATCTCGTCCGCCTTCTCCGTGCCCAGCCCCAGCTTGCGCAGCCACCCCTCCATGACGTTGGGGTCGGACGGCGTGCCGCCCATGATGCGGTCGCGGAGTTTCAAGCCGACGTTGTAGTAGACCCCCCGCGGCTGGTACCCGGGGAAGAACTTCGTGAGTAAGCCCACGCTGGGCACGAACTGGATGGCGGGTGGCGGGGCCGCCACGAACTGGGCCGGCGTGTGCGGCTGCAGCGGGATGTCCACGCTCGGCACCAGGTCCACCTCGTCAGGCGTCGGGAACGGCGGGATGGGCGTGATCTCCACGGGCTCGGCCACCTCGGCCGTGGGGCTCATGACCGGCCCGTTGGGCGTGTGCATGGGGGCCTCCTCCTGTGCGCTCAGTGCGTCCATGGCGATGGCCATGGCCTCCGCCCGCTTGGCGGCCCGGGCGGCGCGGGCCTTGGCCAGGCCCTCCAAGCGGCGCTGTTGCGTGGTCTCCTCGACGGTGTCGACCTCGGCGCGGGTGGCGGTCGTGAACTTGGCCATTCGGACTCCCTTTCTCCTGTCCTACCGCCCCCGGCCGGGGGCGGTAGGACGTGGCATGGCTTGTCGGCCTGGGTGTGGCCGTGCTGGGTGGGGCGGGCCTGTCGCTCAGGGTTGGTACAACTTGGCTCCTTTCGCCCAGTCGGTCTGGCCTGGGTCGTTCGGTGCTGACGGGTGTAGTCGCTCGGGCGAGATGCGTGTTGCCGAGAGACGGCTTGTCGGCTGGGCTCGGTACGTCCGGCGTAGGCCAGGGTAGCGAGGACTAGTCGGCTTCGCTTGGCCGGCATTGGCGGGCACGGGCTGGTCGCCAAGGCTTGGCGCGGGACAGGCTGGCTTGACGGGTCGACCTGACAAGACTTGACCCGTAACGGCGGGGTGCGTGCGGGGTAAGGCACGTCGGTATCTGGTGACGTGACCCGGCAAGGGACGGCAACACGAGACCAGTCGACCAGGCTCGGCACGGACACGGTGGGGGTAGTCGCCAGGCATGCCCTGACAAGGTGGTGCCAGACTCGGCAAGTCGATGGGACGAGTAGTGGTGACGGCTCGACATGTCGCAGGGCCTGGGACGAGATGCTCAGGTCCGAGCAGTCGGCTTGTTATGGTAAGCAGTAGCCGTATGTGTGTCACGGGGCATCGCCCCCACGGCGTCCTAAAAGCCTTCTCGCCCACGACCGGTCGCTGTTGGCTAGCTCCATGCTCTGGGCCTGAATGTTCTGTAACCTCACCTCCAAGTCCTCGACGGTGAAGCGGTCGCCTACCCGCTCGCCGTCGGCTAGGTTGTCACCCACGCTGCGCCAGAGCGTGGCGAGCGCCAGGTGTCGCTCCGAGTTCAGGAAGCGGTGCGCGGCTGCGGCGAAGCAGTCCTGGCGGTCCATCTCTAGCACCGCCACGTGGCGGGTGGCCCCGCGCTCCATCCAGGTCGCCCACTTGAGCGACGCTTGCGCAATCACCTCCTGCTTCTCCATCAGGTTCTCGCCCAAGAGCATGAGGTCGGCCCGCGTGGTGGCCAGCACCCGCTGCACCACCTCGTAGACCATCGCCGTCAGGCTCTCGCGCAGGAACGCTACGAGTAGGGGCCGGTCGCGGGTGAGCCAGTCGATGGTGGCGTCCACCAGGGACGGGATGCTGACGTCGCTCTTGCCTGCGATCAGGCTGCGGATGTACCGTCGCACCTGCCCCGATGCCGACGGCGTCCCGTCCTGGGGTACGGGTAGCGGTTGCTGCATGGTGACTCCCTTAGCTGGTGTGCTCGACGGCCTCCCGCACCAGGGCAATGTGGGCGCACACCTTCCCACGCCCCAACCGAAAGTACTCGCACGAGCATACATACCCAATAGTTGGGTACTCCCGATGGACGTGGACCGTGTGGAAAACGTTCAACCTACTGCGGCTGCCCGCCACCCACACATCCGGGACCACTTCCCGGATGGTGGGCGGGGGCACGGCAACCTTGGCTTGCTTAACTCTTGGCATGGCGTCGGCTGTGGATGTAGATGCGCCAGATCTCGGTGAGCATGCCGTAGCTCACGCCGTCGTCGTCGGTGCTGTGGTTCGCGTCGGGCAGGTTCAACAGGAACCCGTGGTCTACCATCCACTGCGACCCCGCCTCGGGGCAGTGCGTGGCCTGGTCCTCGGGGATGTAGCCGTGCTGCACCAGGTAGCGGTTCACGGTGGCATAGCTGGCGTGGCTCAGCCGCCGGTCCAGGCGGCCGAACCAGGCTTCGAGGTCGTGGCGGGCCAACTGCCCCCAGATGCAGCACTCCCCGTCCACCATGTTGAGGGTGCGGCCCAGGACGATGCGCCCGCCCCGCCACCAGTCGGGCACCTGCTCGTCGAGGAACGCCATGCCGGCGCGAATCCGCGTGCGGGCGATGGCCCGTGCCGTGTCGCTGGCGGTCGGCTTGAGGGGCACGTATCCCGTGGTCATGCTGACTCCTCTGCTTGTTGCTGCCGCTGCGCAATGGCCTGCACCCACGCCTCCCGCAACACCCCGTACAGGTTGTCCTGGCGGGTGACGAAGCCATGCGTTTCCATCCACCCCGGCCGGGTCTCGTCTCGCGGGATCATCCCCCGCCGTCCCAGTTCCAGGTAACAGTGCGTGTAGTCGTACCGCATGTCGCGCCCGACCACCGGCCCGAACCACTCCTCCAGGTCCACGGCGGCCAGCTGTCCCCACACACACGTCAGCCCGGACTCCAGCTTGAACACCTGCGGGCTGGTGTTGATCAGCCGCCACCACCCGGGCTTGAACCCGTCCAACCAGGCCGCTCCCTCCGCCACGTGCCCCCGCACCTGGGCGAGCCGGTCCTCGTGGGACTGCGTCACCATCTCGTCGTAGGTCTGGTCGCTCATCGCTGCTCCCTTTGCCCAATGGAAAGCCCTGCTGCCCAGTGTAGCAGCAGGGCTTTCCGAATGTCAAGAACCCAATGTTTACCTGGCTTTGCCGTTGCCGCTGACCTCGGCCGCCGGGCTTATGGCCTTGACCGTCGCCTCTAGCTGGCGCACATATGCCCGCTCCCGCTGGCGGCGGTGGCGGGACTTGCACCGCTCCGAGCAGTAGCGTCGCTTGGCCATCACCTCCGTCATCGGCGTGCCGCACACCACGCACGGCAGCGTGTGCTGCATGCGCAGGGCGGCCAGCTTCTGGTAGTGCTGGCGGATGATCTCGTCCGCGTCCGTGGTCATGACGTCCTCATGGGTGGCTGCTGTCATGGGGGGGTTGCTCCTCTGCTCTGGCCTCTTTGCTGTCCAAGACGCCCTGGATTGCTGCCAAGGCGATCTTCTCCAGCAGCGTGCGGCACAACTCGGGGCGCATCACGAGCGCCCGGGCCTTGCCGATGTAGCCGTTGATCTCGGCTACGGTGTCGATCAGGCACATCCTTTCGATGCCCTCGGGGGTAGGTTGGGTCAGGTCTAGCGTCATGGGTGACTCCCTTTGGGAGAGGCAGAACCAGCGCTGGTTCTGCCTCTCCCTGCTGCGCCGACGTGCCGCGTCGGCAGGGTACGGCAGGGTGCGATGGGATTCGGTGGGGCCCGGCCCGTCGCTACGTCACGTGTTGACCTCCAATGGCGAGGCTGGTCGGTATGGCGTGGCCGTTGCTGGCTTGGTCACCTCCGTCAGGCTGGACCCGGCTGGGCTGGTCCGGTGGTGGCTAGTCCCGTCGCTCGGCGCCGGGTGGGGCTGCTGAGACCAGGGTCGTCGGCGAGACACGGTTGCGGCTGACCGTGCATGTCCAGTCGGCACGGTATCGCCTGGGCTGCGGTGACATGACTGGTCGCACAGGCTGGGTCGGGCAGGGACAGGCGCGGGTTCGGTAGTCGGTGCGACGGGGCTTGATACGAGCCGACGTGACGGGGCTCGACCAGGTCAGTCGGTGCGACAGTGCTCGGGCATGGGGCGTTGCGTCGTGACCTGAGAAGTCGGCGAGTTCTGGGCGCTCGGCGTATGGCCTGGGTAGTCGAGTAGGCGCGGCCAGGTACGGCGCGGATGGAGGCGGCGTGGCTGGAGAAGTCGTGATGTCTAGCCGTACATAACCCCGTGATCTCACGGCGTCGAGAGTAGCCACGCTACCGTGCCGCTGCTACCTTGACCAACTCCCGGTATCCTCTCGCCATGCATTCCCCCCTTTCGCCGAACAGGATTTGGTAGCCCGGGTTCTTGCCACTGCGATGGGACTCGACCTCGGACAGCGCATTCCACACACTCCAGGCGCTGTCGCTGTACTGCGGGCGCTCATCGTTAAACGCCACCACCCGCTCGGTCACGGCGTCCCGCAAGCGCTGCATCAACGCCCGCTTGGCTTCGAACGACTCGCTCAAGCGGGTGTACTCATCCAGCGTGTCGGTTTCGAGAGACTGGTAGCTGCCGCCCAGGTCCGTGACCCGCTGTTGGATGGCAGCCATCCTACGGATGGGCTTGGGTAGCGGGTACGCTGCGTCCAACACCTGGGTGAACGTGTCCACGTCCATCGGCGTCTCGCCCATGGCCGTGAGTTCCTCGATGGTGGTCTGCTCACGGGCATGGGTGCGAGCCAACACGTCCGTCGCCCACTCCAATTCCTGTGCTGCACTGCGGTAGTGGGGGATGGAGATGCGGTCGGTGGCTCGGCCCATGCCCATCGCATAGGTGTTCCGGCACACGACGCGGACCGGCGTGGCGAAGATGTTCATGGCCGACGCCGCATGCCGCACGCTGGCGCACCAGTACGACTGAATCTCGTCCTCATTCACGACGTAGCCGCCAGCGTTGAAGCTCATGAAGAGCATGGCGCCCTCGTGCAGGACACCCGCCGTCTCTAGCTGCCAGCCCACGTCCACCAGCTTGTCGAGCGACTGCGCCAGTTGCATATGCTGCACGACCTCGTAGTCCCGGCTGACCACACCCATGCTCTTGTACGTGGGGTCCGACGGGATGGGCTGCCGCAGCAGGGCGAAGTGCGAGGGGATGGGCTGCCACGCCTGGGCCTCCTCCGACCAGGCGGCGAGCGGCGAGCGCTCCACGTCGAAGCGGCCCAGCTTCCGGATGCCCTCGCTCGGGTACTCGCCGATCACGAACTCGCCGCCCATCTTCTTGTGCCACGCCAGCTTGCGCCCCGCTACCTGGATGAATGCCTGGTCGACGATGCCATCTGACATGATGCTGACTCCCTTACGCTATGCCGCTTCAAGAACCCACTCGCTTAGCGTCGCCCGCTCCCAGCGGTGACGTTCACGACGAACCAGAGGAAGACACACAAGAAGACGGCTCCCACGACCATGCGTGCGACGGTGTCCATGCGCTGACTCCCTTACCTGTACTGTGCCGCTACGGCAGCCCAATCGGCGCCGCTTCATTCAGTCTACAGGGTTCGTTGCCAGTTGTCAAGAACCTAATGTTTGACTGGGTTTGCTGAGCCTTACCAGCAGAGTCCGCCGAACTCGCCGTCTGGCTCTACACCTAGCGCCTCCTGGAGCAGGGTGCGCATGCGCTCGCTCCCCTGCTCGGCCGCCCACGCGGCGAGCGCTCGGTCCAGCATCGTGCCCATGCGGGCGATCTCCTGGGCGTGCGCCTGCTCCTGCGCTCGTCGCTCGGCCGCCAGGGTGTGCTCATGCCAGGGGCAGGGCACCCCCGCGCCCTGCCCGCCACAGTCCCCGCGGTAGCACAGCCCCCACTGCGTGAGGTCCTCGGGGCAGTGGTGGTAGTGGCCCGTCGCCTCCTTGGCGTACACGCCCCGCTGCTCGCCGTAGTCCCGGCCCAGGCGCACCTCCCGCCGGGAGAACTCCTCGACCTCGGCCTCGGGACTCATGACATCAGGCGCTCGCCCCTGCCACGCCGTGACCGTGGGCAGCGGCGCCCGCGGGTTGCAGAAGTGGCACAGCGCCCGCGGCAGGCAGGCGATGGTGTACGCCACGTCCGCGCCGTTGCACATCCACGCCGTGGCCCCCTCCGCCGTGGCGAAGCAGGCGTGGGCACACATCCCACCCGGCCAGTTCCAGCGCCGCACCACGTAGTGGTTCTCGTTCAAGTCGAACATCTGCTAACACCTCCTTCGCGTACCTAATAGTTAGGTAGTGCCGGCGCTTAGCCCGGTGCCTGGCGCCGCCGTTTTGGGGGATACTTACGGGGTGGCGTGGCTGCGTCGGCGTGTTTGCTGACCGCGGCGCCGCAGGTATGGCAGAGGAGGGCTGGTCGCCCTCCTCTGCCTACCTGACACGCCTCCGCAGGTCCCCCGTGCGACACCCATGCGCCACAGCTACACCAGTGGCGGTGAAATGTCCCCTGCTTCGACATGCGGGTCACGCCGGCACCTCCCAGGGCTCGATGCGGTAGAGCGTGAGCCAGTGGCCGGCGATGATGTAGCCCACCTGCACGGAGTCGCCCTGCACCTTGTCCACGTACATCCGCTCGGCATGCTGGCGATAGAGCCGGCGCAGCAGTTCCTTCCGCGGGTGCGGCCCCAGGTTGTGGAAGGTGTTGCCGTACTGGTCCAGCGCCATGTAGGTGTGCGTCACGCCGTGACCTCCGCCTTGGGGGTGAGCCACTCGTTGATGAGGCGGTCGATGTACGAGCCGATCTCCCGCTTGCTGTGGGTGCGATACCGCTCGCCGCTCGCCCACCGGCTGTAGTACCCACCCTTGGCCGGCTCGATCACGTAGTCCAGGCTGAGGACCGACATCACCCGCTGTACCTGGGCGCCGAAGGTCTGCGGGCTGTCGCCGACCTGGAGGGTCTGCCGCTCCAGTGCCCGCTCGATACGGCGGAGCGTCGTTGTCATCGCCTCCGCTTGGTACAGGCCGACCGCCCCGTGGAGGTCGAACTGCACGGGCCAGCCATTGCCCGCCATGCGGCGCTCGCCCCGGTCCGTGCCGTAGTCCGTGGTGTAGCCGAAGGTCGCCAGCACCAGGCCGTCCCACTCCTGCACGGACACGCTCGCGGTGTCGTCGTCCAGGGCGGAGTACTGCGTGAGCGTGCACGATATCTCGAAGAACGGCATGTTGTCGGTGGTGGTCTCGCGGGTGTGCAGGCGGAACACGTAGGCGTGGCGGTCGTAGGGCTTGGGTAGCATGGCCATGTTAGTTCCACTCCTGTGCGTTCACGATCCAGATCGTGTCGGTCTCGGCGACCCGCTGCGGGAACTCGTAGGCGAGGCGGCTGTACCGCGTGGCCTCGGCCTGGATCTCCGCGTAGCGGTCGGCCCCTCCGACCACGGCGATCTGCTCCGCGTCGTCCTCGTCCGTGATCCCGTGCTCGATCTGGAGGTACGCCCGGCGGACCGCGCGCTGCGCCAGGGTCAGGTTGTTGTAGCTGCCGTAGTACGCGGGGATGGGGCCGTCGCAGTTCTCGCACACGTGGGCGCCCAACACGACATACATAACGTGACTCCCTTCCGAATGGGTGGGGCCGGGCACCATGCCCGGCCCCACGGCCTACTTGATCTCCTCCATCGAAATGCGCACACACTGGCCGGCCTCATCCAGGGCGATGGGGTCCGTGCCTGCCTGCAAGATGGCCTCGTCCGCCTCCGCACACATAGCCTGCACCTCCGCCAGGCTCATGCCGTAGTGCTCGGGCCGCAGCATGGCGTCGCCCGGCGATTCGATGCCGTACTCGGTGCGTAGGTACCGGGCACGGACACAGTTCTCGGCCTCGACCAGGACAGGGAAGACTCCCAAGCACTGCACGGACAGCGGGTCCTGCTGCGCCAGCATCACCACGTACGCCTTGGGTGGCTCGCCCCCATCCGAATCGCCGCTGCCCCCGGCAATCGGCGGCGGGACGAAATGCGTATCGCAGGTATGGTGGCGAGCGACCTCCACGGCCCCCTCGTCCTCACAGATTTCGCAGGGCAGGATGTCGGGACTCGTGGGCATGGGCTGCTGCTGGATGATGGGGCTACGGACAGGCATGATCGTCGGTGCCCCACCCCCGGTCAGGGTGTTGTAGATTTCTGGCGTGTTGAACGAACCCGTGAGCGGTACGGGGCGGGACGCCGGCCCCGTGACCCGGGTGCGCTGGATGCCGGGCGTGTTCGGTCGTAGCTGCGGCGGGGGCGGGGCGTTCCCTGCCGGCGGCGCCGTCGGTAGCGGCACCTGGCGGGGGGCCGTGGGGCTGACAGCTTGTGGCAGGACCTCGCTCGCGGGGACCGGCTTGTTGCGCTCCTTGATCTGCTCGCTGTAGGCATGGCACGACGGGCACAGCATGCCATTGCAGCACACGTGGAACCGGGTGTCAGGCAGGCGATTCCTGCACAACTGGCAGAGGTTGTCGGTCATCATGCTCCCTTCGCTTGTGATGCGGCCGCCGTGGACCGCACAGAAATCCGAGCCTGGCCGGCAGTGGCGGTGGCACCCGGGATGGGTGCAGCACTCGCACCCATCCCGGGGCATCTGGCACCACCCACACCGCATGCTAGGGGTCTCGTGGAATTGGCGGGCCTTGGCCTTCTCACGGGCTGCCAAATCCTTGGCCAACGCGGCATACCTACCCCACATGCTGGTGCACCTTGGTGAGGCCTACGTGGGAGAGCCAGCAGCCCATGCAAATCCATAGGCAGCACCGCTCGCAATAGCGGCAGGTCCGCAGGCTGGAGCACTCGTGGCATCGCTCGGTCTCGGTCATGCTGACTCCCTTCACTCTCGACGCCGCTCCGACAGCCCTTTCGGTGCTGACTTCGACAGTTTAGCCGAGTGACTTTCCGTTTGTCAAGAAGCCAATGTTTTACTGGGTTTGTTGGCCATTGACAGCAGCCAGCTTCCTGTTTTGGGCGCACGAATGTGTCAGAACCAGCGCTGGTTCTACACGCACCTCGGCCCCTCCGCTCATGACCGGCGGTGCCGGCCGCGTGCGCGCATGCGTACACCTCGGCCCTGTCGCTCGTGACCAGCGGGGGCGGGCGCGCCGGCGGGCGCGGGCGGGCGTGCGGGCGGGCGCGGCGCGGGGGCGTGCATGCCTGCGTACGTACGTGATGCATGCATGCGTGGGTACGTACGTACGTGACGTGTACGTGACGTACACGTACATACGTACGTGTATACACGGTACGTGCATACGTGCGCCCCACATACGTGCACCGCGCCGCGCCGAAAGCGATTTCGCGCTGAGAGCCGTTTTGCGCCCCGCGACCTATCAGTAGGCGCGAAACGCCCGCAACGGGCCTCTCCGTGGCTCTCAGCGCTCGTACGGGCCATCCGGTGGGGCGGGCCGGGGGGGTGCGGTCCAGGACCGGGGGGTGCCGGCCGCGGAAGGCACAAAAAAGCCCCCGTACGCATGATGCGTACGGGGGCTATGCGGGGGATGCGTGAGGCGCTAGGCATGCGCGGTAGGCGGCACCTCGCAGCCCCACGCTTGCAAGCGGGCGAGGTGGCGCGTGACGAGCGTTGTCCAGAGAGGGTGCGCCCCCGGGCGGGCGGCAGCGACGCATGCCCGGGCGAGGGCCTGATACTCCCACAGGATCATGGTTGGGGTTGGGTGCCCTTGCGCTTCCGGCGTGTACCAGTCGGCCATGCGAGACACCTCCACGGGGATGAACGGGCCGCCCCGGACGTCCGGGGCGGCCCACGACACACTAGGCGGCGAGGCGTACCAGGCGTACGGTAGGCGCTACGTGGTACGGGCTACGCACCCGGGCCAGCCATACGCGCATCCGGCGGTTTTGCGTGAGGTACGCACCGTGGCCGACGCGGGTTGCGGGGCGTGGCCGCTGCCACGGGCGACGGGCTAGGGACGGGCTACACATGACGTACACCTCCGGGGGTATGAACGGGCCGCTCCCGGGCATCCGGGAGCGGCCCATGCGACACGTTGCGGGGGACGGGCTAGCTGGCGACCAACCCGGCGAAGCGACGCTTGATCTTGATCACGGCCTTGGCATCCACATTGAACGCCGCGCCGTCCGGGTCGGGGGCACCCTGCGAGCGAGCGTGGTACAGCGCATCAATGTACGTGAGCTTGGCCGCCGCGTGGAATTCGCTGCGCATCGCCAGGAACTTGGCTTCCGTGGGGCAGGGCAACGCATCCGTGCTAGGCGTCGCATCCGTGGCCGGCGTGGCATCCGTGCTAGGCGCCGTCTGCACGGGGGCCACGGGGGCATCCTGCACGGGGGCCGCCGTGACCGACATGGCGTCGTCGGCCGCCAACATGGCGTCGGCATGCGACATGCCCCGCACCATGTACGCCTTGACGTACCCGTTCCACGTGGCCCGACCCTCGGCGTTCGCGAGGGGGTTCATCGGGTCAGGGGCCGCCGTCACCGGGGCCACGGTCGGGGCCGCCGTGGTGCCGTTCACAGCCGCATCCACCCGGGCCTGGGCCTGCTGCGCCTTCTGCGCTTGCGCCCACTTCTGCCCCACTTGCTTGACGCAATTGCAGGACACGCCCCGGGCTACGGCCGGGCAAGGACGGCGGTTGCCATGCCCGCCCCGCTCGACATGGTGGGCCGCCACAAACGCTACGGTGCACCCGGCGCCGATCAAGGCCGCCACGGCCGCATCATCGGCATACGGGGTGTACGCACCATCCGCGGCCGCATCCCGCCGGGCCGCCGCAGCGGGGCTGGCCGTGCCATTGGCCCGGGCATCGTGCAACCCGCTCGGCGGTGTCGTGGGGACGGTCGGCGCATAGCCCGAACCCTGCGGTTGCGCCGCAAGGTAGGCCCGGGCATTGGTGGCCGCCCCGCTCCCGGCCGGCGGCACCTCGCTGACGCGGACCTGCACGTCCCACGCCTTGTAGGTGTCTCGCATGGCGGTCAGGCCGCGCCGGGCCTCCGCCAACTGGGCGAAGGCTCCGGCGAACTGGGTGTCCGCTGCGGTCAGCGCCTCTTCCACCCGCTTGCTGCGGGCCGCTAGGGCGATCAGGTCCGCCATGCTGACGGTTACGGTCTCGGGCAACGCTACCATCGTGGGTCACTCCTTGCAGGCCCCGTTGTCGCCGCTCCGTTCGGTGGAGTTCGGTTCGGGGTGCACTGCAATGGTACAGCGGGTCGTTTCCAAAAGTCAAGAATGGCAGCCGGCTGCCGTTTGTTGGGGGCTGACCCTACCCCCACACCGCCGTCTGCCGCCTCTCCCGTCGTTACCGCCCCAGCCGAGCCTCGCGTAGATCTGCGCTATGCGTAGCCCGCGACGAATACTATTCGTCCTGCGTTACCCGCGTGACGTGCTTTGCCCGGGCCTCCCGCCAAGGCTCCGCCTCCCTCCCCGCGCCCCTTACATCCGCACGTTACGTCACGTAGATCTGCGGGCTTGCGGGGCCGCATGAGGCGTGCATCAGGCCCCCCCGTGTGGGCGTCCGCGCCCATGAAATGGTGCATACCTACCCCGCGCTAGCGGAACCCCGGCGAGCGCGCGGAGCGCTCTAGCGGAACGCGGAGCCCCTGGGCCTGGATCTGGTTCTCAATCAGGCGCACGAGCATGCCCGTGCGGGACTGGGCATAGGGCTGCGTAGGGTCTTTGGCGGCCGCGTGGGTGACGAGGGTGTCGAGCAGGAGGAGCGTGCGAGGGGAGAGGCGGAAGGTGCTGGTGCGCGTTGGCATAGGGGCTCCCTTCACCGGAACCCCTGTACTGACAGGCTCCGGCCCGTGGAGCATTTTGACTGTAACGACAGGCTAAGGGAAGACAAACCCCGTGCAGGTGTGCGGTTGACCGACCACCAGGGGCTTGCGACAGCGGGGACAGCCGATGCAGATATGCCGCTGATCTAAAGGCACGAGGGTGCGGCACACGGGGCAGCGCGGCGCCTCGGGCGCAGGGGGCAGGGCGGTCACGACAGGGGGGAGGCCCTTAGCCGCCCGGGCCTTGGCGCGGGCCGTGGCGTTGTACCGGGCTCGTTGCTCCACTTTGCGGCGGGCCTTGCGCTCCTCGGCGATGGCGCGGTTCACGGCATCTTGCGCCAGGATCTCCGGGTCAAAGAGGTCCACGGGGACGAAGAACGCATCCGCCGCGGCCTGCTCTTCTTCAGGGGTCATCTGCACTCGCTTCGGCTTGGGCGGCTGCCGCACCCGGACCCGCTTGGGCTTGGGGGGCTTGTCCACCGCATGCAGGCCCAGCCCGAGATCGGGGAGCGCATCCGCCAGGCGCAGTTGGTTCGCCTTGTTGTGGATGAGGTGGCGGACGATGTTCGCGGGGGTATCCCCGTAGGCTTTGGTCAGCGCTTCCAGATCCGCCCGCACCTGGGGCGGGAAGCGGAAGCAGCAGGTCCGCGTCCCATCCCCCGGCTCACAGGCCCGCCACCGGTGCCACTCCCCCATGCCCGCTCCCATTGCAGCTTGGTGCGGCATATTCTATGCTGAGCCTGGAGGCGCCACCATGACGGCACCCAACGCCCCCCAGGACCTGCACTGGGCCGCCCTCGAAGCCGAGCGCCTCTCCGCGGGCGACCGCCAGGAAACGCTGCGGGCCCGCCACCACGAACTGCTCGTCTTCTACCAGCAAGGGCTCCACCGGCTCCAGGCCGCCGCCGCCGACTCGGCCGCCCTGCCCCGCGCCCAGGCCACGTACCGCGCCCTGCTCACCGACCTCCGTAAGCTGGAGGCCGAGGTCCGCGAGGCGGAGGTCGCCTACCTCGCCATCTGCCACCAGATGCAGTCCTTCCACGACTGGGCCCTGCGCTCGGACGCCCTCGCCCGCGACCTCAAGGCGGAGTACCAGGGCCACGGCCCCCAGTACGAGATCCTGATTCGGCGGCTGGTCCAGGCGGAGATGCACGCCCAGCAGCTAGAGACGACCGGACGCATCGGCTCCGCCGAGCACCAGCGGGCCACCAAGGGCGTGCTCCAACTGGTGCAGGCCCTCCAGAAGTACACCGAGGAGAACGCCACCGTCCGCAAGGCCATCAACGAGGCCGTCCTGCAGGCGCTGGCCATCCTCGAACCGGAGATCCGCGCCGTGGCCCCGCAAGCCTGGACCGCCGGGGTGCAGAAGCTGCGGGCCCGCCTCATGGGACCGGAGGCTGCCTGATGCCGCTCCTCAAAGGCCCCGCCGCCAAAACCGCCAAGGGGCGGGGCGAGAACATCAAGCGCCTCGTGGCCGAGGGGAAACCCGTGGAGCAGGCCGTGGCCATCTCCTTCCGCCTGGCGGGGGAGAAGCCGAAGAAGGGGAAGCGGTGATTCGCCCCGAGTACGCCGGCCACCAGCCCAGCCCCGACCAGCAGCGGGTGATGGACCGCATGCGCCACGCCTTCTCCAGCCTGCACACCGACCTGGAGATGTCGCTCGTCCACGACCGCTACTGCGCCCTCGCCCTCGCCGCTCTCGAAGAGGCCGCCATGTGGACGAACAAAGCCATTGTGCTGGGCGAGGTGGACCCCCAGCCGTAGGAGGCCCCGTGGACATCCAGCCCCAGTTCCCCCACTACACCGGACGCGGAGGCAGTAGTATGGCTAGCAGTACCGGCAAGCTCATCCCGGTGACCACGAAGACGCGGAAGCCCGCCCAGCGGCTGACGGGTGCCCGCAAGGTGAATGGCGGCCTGGGGATGTCCTCCAGTTCGCAGAAGCGCTAGTGGACGGCGTCCTATTCCTGCGCACGCTGGCGGCGTGGGCCGACGACCGCGAAGCCCCTGGAGGATGTGTCATGCCCACCGTTGGGACCGGCAAGAAGAAGAAGCAGTTCCCGTACACGCCGGCCGGCGAGGCGGCCGCCGCCCAGACCGCGAAGCGCACGGGCCAGCCCCTGACGGTGGACCCCAAGAAGAAGAAGAAGCCCTTCCCGTTCGGCATGGGGTCCGATAAGAAGCGCAAGTAGCGTGGCCGACCGTGTGGCCCTCGCGGGCCTGGAGGACCTGGACCTGTCCGGGCTGGTGGCGTTCGGGCCCACCAGCCCGGACTTTCTCGCTCCCGTCATTCAACGCGCCCAGTCCCGCGCCCTCCGCGGCCAGCCCCTCAGCCCCCGCGAGCGCTTCGCCGCCTTCGCCCACTTCGGCTTTACCCCCCACGGCCTGTACGTCCCCCAGGACCGGGACCTGCAGCGGCTGCTCTACGCCCGCCTCTGGCAGGACCTGGGGGCGCTCCCCGACGAGGACCACCGCATCGCCGCCTACCTGGCGCTCCAGCAGGAGACCGCCGGCTGGGAGGCCGCGGGGCTCCCCGGCGCCTGGAACGGCCAGCAAGCCGTGGCCCGCTGTACCGCCCAGTTCCGCGTCACCGGCTGGGGGCGCCGCACGGGCAAGACGGAGTACGCCGCCCACGAGGCCGCCGCCTATCTCTGGCTGCGCCCCGGCTGTACCGTCTGGCTCTGCGCCCGCACCATGCAGCAGGTCGGCCGCTGCTGGGACGTCGTCGAGGCGATCATCCGCCGCATGGGCTGGAAGATCGTCCGCCACCGCGACTCCCGCGACGAGCGCCTCCTCGAGCTAGAGAGCGGCTGTCGGCTGGAGGGCGTGTCGCTCAACACCGCCGGCGAGCGGGACTCCGCCCCCGGCGCCTCGGTGGCGCTCACCGTCGTCGACGAGGGGGCCCAGGTCTCCCAGGACGCCTGGATCCGCGCCGTGTACCCGCCGCTCACCGACAACAACGGCCAGGCCCTCGTGCTCAGCAGCTTCAACGGCGAGGGCAATTGGTTCTACGAGCAGATCGAGAAGGTCAAGGCCAACCCCCACAACACGGCGTGGAAAGTCTTCCTGCTGGAGAGCTACCACAACTTCTACGTCCACCCGCGCGGCCGCCAGTCGCCGGCGCTCGTCCAGGCGCAGATCGACGCCGACGACCCGATGGAATATCTGGAGCAATACTGCGCCATCCCGCGGCGCGGGCGGAACCTGGTGTTCCCCCAGTACCGGGACTCGGTGCACGCCGCCGAGGGGCCCCTCGTGGCGTTCGACCCCCACCGCCCCGTGTACGTCACGGGCGACCCGTCGGGCGGGGCCAACCCCTACGCCGTGCTCGCCATCCAGCAGTACCCCGAGCGGGGCTGGCAGGAGCACGTGGTCATCGACTCCTACTACAAGGCGGGGGCCCTCGCCGAGGACATGACCGCCGACTGCCAGCAGCGGCCGTGGTTTCCCAACGTCACCGAGATGATCATCGACGGCGCCTACCCCGCGGAGGTGGAGCGCCTCACCCGCCTGGGCTGGCCCGTCTTCGGCATCGAGGACAAGCCCAAGGTGGAGACGCGCCTCCCCGTCTACCGCCGTCTCCTGCGGGACCCCCTCCGCTTCTACCCCATCCGCCAGGAGCGGCTCGGGGAGATTCTGGACGACCAGGGGCTGACCTGGGAGGAGTACCAGGACCTGGAGCCCCGCGACCAGCAGCCCTACCTGATCCGCCTGGAGGAGCGCCTGTCGGACGAGCGGCTCACCGAGCAGGACATCCTGCAGCTGACCACCTGCTCGCACATCGTCTTCGCCCGCCTCCTGTGCTGGGACGTCATCCGCGAACATAAGGCGTACCAGTACGAGCAGGTGCGCCGCATGGGCCAGACCCGCGACGAGCGGGCCCGCAAGTGGAACGACCACGCCATGGACGCCCTCGGCTACTACGCCTGGCACTACACCCGCTCCGACTACTTCGACCAGCAGGAGCACCCCGAGGTCGTCACGGCCCCCTACCTCACCCAGATCGGGGCGGGGCAGCAGTTCGGCGTCGGCACCGGGCCCGGGCCCGCGGCGCCCCCGGACCTGGGGCCCCGGCGGGAGGAGCGGCAGCGCCTCTTCCTGCGCCACCTGCGCGACCAGCACCGCCCGCCCAACCAGTGGCGGGGGCGCAGCATGATGAGGACGATCTAATGGCTAGTCTCTCCAGCCTGGACGACTGTCGGAACTGGGCCCGCCAACTGGAGTCCGACTGGGGGCAGGGCTCCGAGTCCTTCGACCGGGGCCTCACCCGCGAGGAGGACCTGTACTTCCAGAACTTCCCCGTCCAGGTGCCCGAGGGCGCCCCCGGGGTGAAGACGGGCTCCGCCCCCGCCGACGCCGACGCGGCCGTGGACTCGCTCGTGCCCTACGACGTGCAGATCTACGTGCGGCCGGCGCGGGCGAAGAAGCGCTACGCCACCCAGGCGGACCTGCTCACCCGGGTCGCCCACGGCCTCCTCCACGACTGGCGCACGCCCGTCGACATCCTGGGGCTGATCGCCTTCGACATGGTGGTGCGGCGGGTGGGCATCGCTCGCATCCTCTTCGACGAGACGCTCTGGCTCCCCACCCCCACCCCCGACCTGCTCACCTTCCCCGTGGATACGGACGATGACGACGAGGAGGGCGAGGACGCGGCGACTCGGGCGCGGGACGACTGGCAGGTCCGGCACCACACCTGCAACCCCATCATCTGTGAGCGGCGCAACCCCCGCTTCACGAAGTGGCGGCGCACCGAGCGGGGCCACCTGCTGGCCGTCACCGAGACCTACAAGGTCACCGTGGCGGAGGCCGAGGCGACGTACACCCTGGACGGCATGCGGGAGCGGCTGCGCTTTATCACGGGCGGCCGCCAGAAGTACGAGTCCATCGAGGTGCAGGACATCTGGGTGGGCCCCGACCGCTGCATCCTCGTGGACGACTGGCCGATCTTCGGGTCGGGCGATGACGGGGTCGCGCCCCACGGCTACCCCGAGATCCCGTACATCATCATGCCCTTCCGCGAGACCAGCTTCGACGCCCCCGCGGACCGCTACCGCGGCCTCTTCTCCAACGCCGGCGGGCTCTACGAGGCCGAGTCGCAGGTCATGTCCATGCATATGGCCCAGCTGGCCTGGAACGCCTGGCTGACCTTCTATGGCTTCCTCGGGGAAGGGAAGCCCGACGTGGTGATCCGGCCGGGCGAGTTCCTGGAGGTGGACCAGCGGAAAGGCCACTACATCAAGCGGCTGGAGGGGCCCGTCGTGCCGCCCGAACTGGCGCAGACGGTGGGCATGCTGGAGTCCATGCTGCAGCGGAACTCCGTCGCCGGCGGCTCGTCCTCCTCCCAGGGCACCCGCTCCGCCGAGCAGGTGTGGGCGCTCCAATCCCAGCGGCAGCTGAAGCTGGAGCCGGGCAAGGGCTCGCTCCGCCAGGGGGTGGCGGATATGCTGCGCCTGGCCACCATGATCATCGAGTGCTTCCTCGACGAGCCGCTCACCCTGCCGCTCCCCGGCAAGGACCGCGAGGGCAACCCGCGGGGCGAGGTCACGGTCAAGCCCAAGGACGTGCAGGGCTACTACAACGGCTACGAGGTGCAGTTCGGGCGGCGCCTGGACCCCGCGATGATCGAGCAGGCGAAGGCCCTGCAGATTTTCGCGACCAACAACTGGATGCCCCTGCACGAATCGTGGCGCCTCTCGGGCCTGACGGATAACCCGCAAGAGTGGGAGGATCTCCTACTCATGCAGAACATCGACCGCCTGCCGTGGATCATCGAACTGGCCGCCCTCACCATGGCGAAGGCGTACTACGGCGCCGACTCCCCCGAGTACATGCGCCTCATCGAGCGCATCGCCCAGGGCGACGAGGGCGGCGGCGGCGAGCCCCAGCCCGGCGCCCCCGGCATGCCGAGCCCCGGGGGCCTGGAGCCCCCGTCGGGGCGGCCGAAGGCCTCGGACCAGGGCGGCGGCAACGGGACCGGCGGGGCGCCGCCCATGGGGCACCAGCGGCCCGGCGGCAACCTCGTGGGCGGCGGCGTCCCCCCGGGGGTGAGCGGGGGTACAATGCCCCAGCAAACCCGCGGTGGCACAGGGATGTAACCCATGGAGAACGGCATCGACCCGGCGCTGCTCCGCCTGAACGGCTACGAGGCGCCCGTGGTCAGCACCGATATTCGCCCCATCCAGGAGCCCAAGCAGGGCCAGGAGGATCTGATTCGGGGGCGGCTGAACCCGGCCAAGGGCTACGGCGGGCGCATCCAGCCGCCCGACCCCGACCCCGTGCGGGAGGACTCGCCCTCGGGGCTGCTCTTGCCGAACGGCCAGGCCGCGCCCCCGCCCCCCAGCCCGGTCCCCAGCTTCGACAAACGGCTCTGCCTCAGCTTCGGGCCGCAGCCGGGGACGCTCATGCTGACGCTGGAACACGGGCCCGACTGGGAGGTGGGCGAGGGCGAGGCGTGGCTCCTGCCGGGGGCGGTGCTGCGCCAGATGATGCCCATCTTGCGGCAGATCATCCGCGTCAAGGACCAGACCGGGGGGCTGTGGCAAGGCCCCCAACTCGTGGCGGAGGAGTCGGAGCCATGACCGAGGACCCCACGGACCTGTCGGATGCCCAGCTGCGGCGGACCATGCCGGAGGCGTTTGCCCGCTTTCAGCAGATGCAGTTTCTGCGCCTGGTGTTCACCCGCCCCGAGTTCCAGGACGTGCTGCGGGGGGCCGTCATCAAGTACCTGCGCAAGACGGGGGAGCCACACCTCCGCGAGGCGGCGGCGTACATCGAACGGGAGCAGTTGAATGTCGCAGATGCGGTGGCCGAATCGGGTCTTGGAGCAGACCCCCCGCGCCTTCATCCTCGCGGAGCGCCTGGCGGACGAGGCGAACCGCCGGCGCACCCCGACGGCGCGTAGCGTGGAGCCCTTGATGGCGCACTACGCCACGGGCAGCCTGCCCCTCGACGCCTACGGCCAGACCGCCGTCCGCGAGTACCTGGGCTCCGTCTGGGGCAAGATCCAGCGGGCCAACCCCCCGCTACCCGAGGTGGAGGACCTGCCCGATGCCTGAGCCCACCCGCACCCTCGTCGCCACCCTGCACCCGCCCCTGGACCCCGCCATGCTGGTGGCCTGCCTGACGGCGGGGGGCGTCCCGCAGACGATGATGCCCTGGAAGGTCCCGCTGGAGATCCTCATCGCCACCGACGCCCACGGCCTCTGCCTGCGCATCTACCGACGGGAGACCGCCACGGAGAAGGCGGACCCGGCCGGGGACCTGCAGGCCCGCATCCAGGCACTGCAGGCCCGAGAGCAGATACCGCCCACGCCATATGAAGCCGTACCGTACAATGAGGCGATTTCCGAGGAGTCGCTCGCCAACCCAAATGCGGCGTACCCGGGGGCACGCGCCTGACAGGAGCCCGCCATGGTCGCCACCAAGCCCGGCTGGGTGAACCCGGCGCTAGAGCCCGACCCCAGCCGGTGGCGGTTTGCCCCCAAACGCAAGGGCGGCTGGCTGGCACCGGGCGAGGCCAACCCCAAGAGCGCCCAGCCGATGGTGCTCATGCCGCCGGGCTTCGACCCCCGCGACCGTACCGCCAACTTCCAGATCGTGGTGAGCCCCCCCGGCACCGCCGCCCCGCCTGGTAGCATTACCCTGACCCCCGACACGGGGGAGGTGTACGAGCCGGGGGGTATGGGCGAGCCGCCCCTCAATCTCACGAACCTGTCGCTGGTGGCCATGCCGCCGCCGCCCCCGGGGTTCCCGGGCCTGGACGCCATGCCGCCGGGGATGCCGCCCGGGATGCCGCCGGGCATGCCGCCCGAGATGTCGCCTGGCGGGCCTGCGGGTCCGCCGGGGGGCGCCCCTCCGCCGCCACCCATGCCGCCGCCGGGAGTGACTCCCCCTGGCGGTGGTCCGACCGGTATGCCCCCCGGCATGCCGGGTGGTGCGGGGGGTTTGCCTCCGCCGGCGGTGCCGCCGCCGGCGGAGGGGCCGCCCCCGGGCCCGGGGCCCCTGCCGCCTGGCCCCCCGGGTGCGCCGCCCCCGGGCCCGCCGCCGCTCGGGCAGGGGCAGGACGTGGGCGCGGGCGAAGACGCCATCGACGACGGCCAGGACCCGCTCCTCCAGTCCCCCATTGCGCAGCAGGCGCGGGCCCTCTGGCTGCAGATGGGGATCGGCACGGGGATCGTCGGCCGCCCCCAGCCCCCACCCCAGGCGATGGCCCCCCTGGTGGGGGCGGGCCAGGACGTGGGCGTGGGCCAGTCGCCCGAAGAGGCCGCCGCCCTGCGCCGTCGGGCGCTCAGTGGCGCCGCCACGTCCTGGGTGGGCACGCCCTATAGCTGGGGCGGTAACTCGGCCACCCCGAACCCGCAAGCCCCCGTCCTCGGCGAGTGGGACAACCGCGGCGTGGATTGCTCGGGGCTCGTGACCAGCATCCTGCGGGGCTTCGGCATGCGGATCCCGGGGCGCCCCGACACGAACGCCTACGTGAGCATGGCCGCGCCCGTGGAGGGCGCCCCCGAGCCCGGCGACATCCTGATGAACCGCGCCAACACCCACATGGCCTTGTACCTCGGGGAGGGGCAAATGGTGGAGGCGCCGGCCCCGGGGGGCCGCGTCCGCATCACCCCGGCCCGCTCGGACCTCCGCCCCCTGCGGCTCCGCGAGCCCGTCCCCGGGCTCGACGCTGCCACCCTGCTCTCGCAACAGGCCGCCGGCGTCGAGCCGACAGGCGCCACCGGACCCGCCGACGCCACCCCGTCCCCGGGTGGGGCCCCCGGCGGGGCCTCCTCCGCCAGCCCGGGGGGGCTGATGAGCCTCGCCCTGCGGATGGGCGCGGATGCGCATATGGCCCCCATCATGGGCGCCGCGGCGATGCTGGAGTCACGGGGCGGCAACCCCAACGCGGAGGGCGACCGGGCCCGCTCGGGCCGCTACCAGAGCCAGGGCCTCTACCAGATGCACGACCAGGGGCTCGGCAAGGGCATCTCCGACGAGAACCGCCGCAACCCCGAGTTCGCCACCCGCTACATGCTGCGGCAGGCGTTCGAGCCCGCCCGTGCGCAGGGCCAGGCGATGGGCCTGCAGGGCGAGGACCTCGCTGCCTATACCTACATGGCGGGCGAGCAGCCCCTGGGCTGGCCGTCGCGGAACCCCACCCCCGAGAATCGGCGCGCCTCCATCAACAGCGAGGCGGCGAACGCCTTCCGGGTGCAGTACCGCAACATGCAGCAACTGGCCGTCCAGGGGCAGGACATCCTGATCGGCGGCACCCGCCAGGTGGTTCCCCTGAATACCACCGCAGCTGCGCCGGGGCCGGCTACCAGTGAGGCCAGCGCGGCCGCTCCGCCACCGCGGCCCGCGCCGCCGCCCATCGGCGACGAACTGTGGTCGCGGGTCCAGAGCGTGCTGGGTGGGGTGGCGCAGGCGTCCGGCCTGGCGCCCACGACCGCCTACGCTGCCGACGAGGGCGAGGCGCCGGCGGCGCCGGCCGTGGCGCCGCCTCCGGCCGATACCCGCGGGCCGAACCCGGCGCAGCCGCTCTCAGAAGCCGCCGGCGGCGTGGCCTCGGGCGTGGGCGACGTGGTGGGGGGCGCCGCCCGGGCGGTGGGTGGCCTGGCCACGGGGGCGGCCGATGTCGTCGGCGGCCTGGCCTCAGGGGCCGCGGGCTACGTCACGGGGGCGATTGGCGCCCCGGGCCCGCAGTACCCCAGCCCGCCCAGTTGGAGCACCAGCAACCCGCAGGCCCCCGCGGTGGCCCCGCAACGGGCCGCCCCCGGCCCGAGCCAGGCGATCAACCCGGGCGGCACGGGCGGTATGGCGCCGGCGGCGCCCGTCGTGGCCGCGTCGTCGGCTGGGGCCGCCCCCCTCGCGGGCTCACCGCCCAACCGGGCGGGAGAGCCCGCCTTCCAGGCCGCGCAGGCCGGGCAACGCACCCAGGCCCAGGCCGCGGGGAGCGCCGCCTACGAGCAGGCGCTGCGGGAACTGCGGCGGCTGGGTGTCACCGAGGACTACATCGACCTCATCCACCGGGCGGGGCCCGAGCAGCAGTGGCAACTGATCGAGCAGTACCGCCGGGGCGCCATCGAGAAGAAGATGCCCAGCATCACCACCACCCCCGAGGGCATCTCCTACTCCATCGACCCCGCGACGGGTGAGGCCACTCTGATCCCCAACGCGGCCCGCCCGACGCTGCAGGCGCACAGCCTGGGCGAGGGCGTGAGCGTCGTCCAGGAGCCGGGCAAGCCCCCCGTCATCTACCGGGCGACCCCCGACGGGGGCTTGTACAGCGTGGACCCCGAGACGCGGAAAGAGACGCAGATCAGCGAGCCCCGCCTGACGCTCTATCAGCAAGCGCAGATCGACGCCCAGAAGGCCACCGCCGCGGCCGCCGCCGACGCCAATGCCGTGGCCCGGTACGGGCACGACGTCTCCGCCGCCAATGCGCAGTTGCCCTATCAGGGCGAGACGGTGCAGGCGGCCAACGACCGGGCGTCCCGTGACGCCCAGGCCGCCGCCACCCTCGCGGCCCAGCAGGCCAACCGCACGACGGTGACGGCCACCGATCTGCTGAACTCCAAGACCCAACTGGACATCGCCCAGGCGCGGGTCAACGCCGACCTGGAGATCCACAACACGGTCAGCGGCAGCAACCAGGCCGCTCTCGACCAGGCCCTGGCGTTCCACAAAAGCTTGAGCGCCAAGGATCAGGCCGACCAGGACTACAACAACGCCCAACTGGCCTTCAAGAAGGAGGAGTTGGACCGTAAGTACCGGGAGTCCACGGCGCAGGAGCTAGCGGCGAACGACATCGCCCGCGACGTGACCGCGGCCAACCGGGAGAACACGGCGGCCCGCCACGAAGAGGCCCTGCTGCCCTACCAGCAGATGACCAAGAAGGATGAGGCGGACGCCCAGATCCAGCGGGAGCGCCTGGGCGTTGAGCAAGGCAAGCTGGGCCTGGATACCCAGCGCCTGGGGCTGGACACCATGAAGGCCCAGTCCGACATCGAGTACCGCAACCGCCCCGATGCGCTGTCCCTCGAACACGGGGCCGTGGGCCTCATCGACCGCCGCACCGGCCAGTTCTCCATGGCCCGCGGGGCGCAGCCCTACGAGGCGAACGGCAACCTCATGATCCCCGCCGGTAGCCAGGCCACCGTCCACTACATGCCGGGCGCCGCCACGGGCGACCTCCGCACCACCCCCGTCACCATCGGCACCCCCGGGATTGGCATGGCGGGCATGCCCGGCTACGGCGGCGGGAATGGCCTGCCCGGGGGCGGCGGGGGCATGGGGGGCGGCTACGGCGGCGGCATGCAGCAGATGCCGATGCAGCAGCCGCAGATGGGCGGCTACGGCGGCATGGGGGGCGGCTACGGGGGGATGGGCGGCTACGGCGGCATGGGCATGGGCCAGGACGTGGGCCGCGGCGAGGACGAAGTGCGCCGTCCCGTCGAGGGCGAGAACATGGCCCCGCTCCTGGGGACGTTCCCCGGCGGCCGCCCCTCGATGCGGTACCAGGGCCCGTGGAGTGACCAGGACACGGACTGGCGCCCGTGGGGCGGCGGGCCCGACGGGCCGTGGGACATCCCCAATGCCTGGCCCCTCGCCCCGGCCCAAGAGTCGGGCGAGCGCCCCCGCAGTAGCATGGACCTCGGGACATGGGACCCGTACCGTGCCTCCATCGACGAGTGGCAGCACACCGGCAACACCCCCGAAGAAGGCTTCTGGGACCTGCCCGAGGAGGAGCAGTACCGTCGGATTCGGGAGCACCAGCGCCTCGGCACGGGCCAGGACGTGGGACGGGGCGCCAGCGCCAGAACCAGCGCTGGTTCCCACCCCCGCTGGCTCCCGCCCATTGACCCGCAAAGTGTCGTCGGGACTGGACATAAGTGGCTTGAGCACGTCGACCTCGAAGGCCAGCACCGCGGCGTGGATCTCCAGGCCGTTCGCGGGACGCCCGTGCGGTCCCCCGAGGCGGGATGGGTGAGCAACGTCAGCTACAACCCAAAAGGTCTCGGGTTGCAGGTCGAAGTCCAGGACCCGCACGGGTGGCGCCAGCAGCTAAGCCACCTCGACGCGACGAACGTGCAGGAGGGCGACCGCGTGGGGGCTGGCCAGCAGGTCGGCCAGGTCGGTAGCACGGGGGCGAGTACCGGACCCCACCTCGACGTGCGGACCCTGAACCCCCAGGGCCAGCGGGTGAACCCCACGGGCTGGCTCGGGCCCCTCGCCCATATGCCGCGGGCCGATAAGCCCCCCGTCGGTAGCGGCCAACAGGCCGCCCCGATCCCCGACGCCTACCGCCCGATGGTGGAGGCGGCGGCCCAGCGGTACGGCATCGACCCCGCCTTCCTGTCGGGCTTCATCATGCAGGAGTCCACCTGGAACCCCCGCGCCCGGTCGGACGCCGGCGCCCAAGGCCTCACGCAACTGATGCCCGGCACCGCCCGCGACCTCGGCGTGTCGGACCCCTACGACCCCGAGCAGTCCATCTACGGCGGCGCCCGGTACATGGGGCAACTCCTGGACATGTTCGGGGGTAGCCGCGACCACGCCCTAGCCGCCTACAACTGGGGCATGGGGAACGTGCAGCGGCACGGCCTGGCCGCAGCGCCGCCCGAGACGACCTACTACACGCCCATCGTCAACCACTACACCCAGCAGTACGCCCCACAGTTTGGTGGGGGTAGCCCGTCCGCCGCGCCATCCGGCTGGACGGACTACTTCCCTCGCCCTCTCACGGGCTCGTTCGAGAACCCCGACCCGCGGCCGCTGCTGGGGGAGTTCGGCGGCGGGCAAGACGTGGGCGCCGGCCAAGGGCTGGACCCCGGCCACATCCTGGAGGACCTCTATCGGCTGATGCCCCCGGCCACCCGGGCCGTGATTGACCGCATGAGGCCGCACGAGGCAGAGCAGTACCTTGGCTACGGGGATGTGCCCAATAGTCTGTACGGCGATCCCGGCCTCCCCCGCAACGCCGAACTGGAACACTACATCGGGACCGGCGATTACCCCGAGCGCTTCCACAGCCCCGAACTGGCGGCGGACCGCGGCAGTCGGGCGATCCCCGACCCCCAGCCCCTGGGCACCCCCGCGCCGCTGCCAGCGGAGGGCCCCGACCCTAACCCTCGGCTCAGCCCCCTGCGGCGGCTGGGCGATGATGTCATGAACGCCAAGGATGAGGGCGCCCCCCCCGAGAACGTGGCGGGATGGGTCGCCGATTACCAGGATGCGGCGGCCACAGAGCGGGAGCAGCAGCGGGCCGTCAATGCCATCCGGCAGCAGGCCGCCGCCGCCACGCCCACGGAGGATGCCGCGTTCGACACCAGCCTGCGAGAAATGCAAGCCGAGAACAACGGGCAGCGCCCGTACCAACGGCTTGAAGAGGGCGCCAACCGGCAGCACCCGTCCTACTGGATGGATGACGACCAGTGGGCCGCGTACCGGCAGACGGGCGAGATTCCGCACAACATCCAGCAGGCCATCGAGGGCCAGGCGGCCGTGGAGCGCCAGATCGCAGAGCGGCAGGCCCAGGCCCACCCGCCCACCATCGCTGACGGCCCGCCCCAGAAGCTGGATAAGCCCCGCATTGGCCCGCGGGGGCAACTCACCTGGTACGACCGCCCGCTCCGCGAGTTCCCCAATACCATGGGGCCGCAGGAGCAGGGGCTCCCGGAACTTGGGCAGGCCGCGGTGCGGTACTGGCAGAACGAGGCCACGAAATACCTCAATGGCCTGGGGGTGCTCCCGACCGAGCCGGGCGGGCCCCACAAGGTGGTGGTGCCGAGCCCCGACGGCGACAAGGAGCCCTCGATGTACTGGATCTACAACAACCCCAAGGGCGAGATGGTGGCCCACGCCCATCTCAAGGACTACAGCAAGAGCCTGAACCCCAATGACCCCGACCTGCCCTACGCCGTGCAGACGATGGGCGCTAAGGCCGAGCACGGTCTGCTGGGGTATCTCGGGGGGACGCGGATTGGCAAGGCGATCCGCGACGAACTGGGGATCGACAACATCGACCCGGGCTCGACCACGAAATACTCCACCAACATGGCGAACAAGTTCCTCACGCCCTCCAAGAAGGGCGCCTGGATGGCGCTCGGCAACCCGCTCCTCATGCTGGCTCAGGCATACGATGAGTGGCAGCATCGGAACGATCCCACCCCCGACGTGTCCCAACTGAGTGGGGAGTCAGCCGCCCCCGTCGCCAGTAGCCAGTTCGGGCTCCTGCCGATGGGGAGTTACGATACGTTACCCCGCACCGGCTGGCAGGGGACGCCGTACTTGGGAGACTACTGATGCCGACCCTCTTTGACCGAGATCCCTACGCGCAGCTGAACTTCGGCGCGAACCCGCAGGACTACGGGAACTTCGGTCGCGGCTACGGCGGCAGCCGCTACGGCGACTACGGCCTCGGCTACAGCGGGAACTACGGCGGTGGCTACGGGGGGATGCAGCGGAGCGGCTGGAGCGGTGGCAACACCGGCGGCCAGGGCGGGGGCCGGGGCGGCCAGGACAACGGGAGTGGCTTCGCCTCGCCCCTCGATCCCGGCGGTATTTACGGTACCCAGAAATGGGCGCCTGGGAACGGCATCGACGTCTTCGTCAAGCGGGGCTCCCCCGTCTACGCGCCCTTCGACGGCTACGTCGGGGAGAACCCCAACCAGATCCCCAGCCCGGCGGGGCCGGTCCCGTCCTTCGTCTTGCAGGGCGCGAACGGTCTCTCGTTCCAGGCCACCCATGCGCAGATGACGGCCCGCGGCCCCGTCCGTAAAGGCCAGGTCATCGGCTACGTGAACGACCCCGGGATGGACATGCTCGGCCAGTATCCCGGCATGCCCGATAACTTCCAGCACCTGGACATCACGATGGGCCACGGCGGCCCGTTCGGCCTCCAGGGCGGGGACGTCAACGCCCGCGACTTCCTGCGGGGCATCGGCTACCAGGGCCAGATGATCCCCGGCGCCACCCGCGGCCCAAACAGCGGCGGCATGGGCGGCATGGGGATGGGTGGCATGGGGATGGGCATGCCCGGTATGCAGGGCATGGGTGGCATGGGCGGCTTCCCCGGCAGGGGCATGCAGGGCATGGGCATGCCGGGGATGGGCATGCCGGGCATGGGTGGCTACGGCGGCGGCGGCGGCTACGGCGGCTACCCTGGGATGGGCCTGCAGGGGATGGGCCTGCAGGGGATGGGCCTGCAGGGCATGAGCCGTGGCGGCAATCCCTACGGCATCTCGGGCCAGTACGGCGGCGCCGGCGGCGGCTTTGCGGCTAGCCAGGCCGGCTACGGCCAGCAGGGCCTCTCCAGCATGTACAGCCCCTACGGCATGCAGGGCATGAGCAGTGGGTACGGCCAACCGTGGGCGGCGTCCGTGGGAGCGATGAGCAGTCCCTCCGGCCTGTCCGACGGGCGGGGCTACCGCCTGCAGGGCCTGCAGGGGCCGGACAGCCCGCCCGCCGAGATGCCCGCCGAAGACGGCTACGGCCTGCAGGGAATGCCGGACATGTCGGGCATGGGCAGTCCCTACGCCATGCCCGCAGGGGACGGCTACGGCCTACAGGGCGAGCAGGACATGTCGGGGATGGGCAGTCCCTACGGCCGGGCCGAGGGGGATGGCTACGACAGCTTCGCCGGGATGCCCGAGGGCGGCATGACCGCCGGTGGCTCGCACGGCATGGGCCCTGAGATGGGCATGAACGGCATCCCGCCCTTCTCCGGGTTCGAGGGCGGCATGCCCGAGGCCCCCTCCTACGATATGCCCTCGGGCGGCTACGGCGGCCTGTACGCGGCCTACGGCATCCCCGACCCCATGGGCGGGCTCGGCTTCGACTACGGCGGCGGTGGCTACACCGGCGGGAACGACAGCGCCCCCGCCCCGCCCTTTGAGGGGGCGCCCCCCGACTACAGCAGCTACGGCGGCTGGCAGGGCATGGGCATGGGCCCCGGCATGGGCATGGGCCCCACCTCGGGCGGGCTCGGCGGCCTCTTCGGCCAGGGCACCTACGGGGGCGCCTCGGGCCTGGGCTTTGGCGGCGGCCCCGCGGGCGGCCTCGGCTCCGGCTTCAACCCCTACATGAGCACCGGGGACAACCCCTACGGCGGCTACGGCGGGTATGGCGGCCAGTGGCTCCCGACGCAGAACGCCCCGATGCAGGGCGCGAACCCCGGCGCCCTCGACCCACGGACCGCCAATGCCCTGGCGCCGGGCGGCGGCCGAGGCACCAGCAGCGGTAGCGCCTCGGGCAACAGCAGCGGCAGCGGTTATGGCAACGGGTCCCGTGGGGGCGGGAGCGGCCTGGGCAACCAGGGCCTCGGGGGCATGGGGGGCCAGGGCTACGGCGGCCAGCAATCCCAGGAGCCGCCTCCGGGCTCGCCCGGGGCGCTCTCCGCCCAGGCCATCCAGCCGGGCCAGGCGCCGCCGGCGCCGACCACGCCGCCCTACACCCTGCCCGCCCTGGACATCCCCGGGATGTTCAAGCAGTTCCAGTACCCGATCCCGCACGCCGCCCTGCCGAACGTGCCCCGTCCGGCCTGGCTTCCCCCCGTGGGCGGCGGGCAGGACGTGGGCCGCGGCGCGGACGTGAACGCCACGCTCACCGCGCCCTACGCCACCGGGAACGCCGCCGACGCCTACACGGCGACCCCCATCGCCGTTCCCGGGATCACCGACACGACGATCACCACGCCCAGTGTCACCGGCACGACGCTAGCGACAGGCGTCACGCCCACGCTCCCGACCCCGGGAATGGCGACCCCGAACCCCGACGGCACCTACACCGTGGGCGGCATCACGCAGGGGCACCTGGACCCCCAGCCATGGCGCCAGTTCGAGGGGGCGCCGGCCCCGACGGACCCTGACGCCCTCAAGAACGCCAGCGGTACCGCCTGGTCCACCCTGTTCCCCACGCCGAGCGGCGGCGGGAAGTGGCTGATTAACGGCGTGGAGTGGAACCCGGCCACGCAGGCGCCCCCCTGGGAAGGGGCCACCCCGAGCGCCGTCGACCCCCCCGTGGTCCCGCCCCCCGACCCCGTGCCGCCCGTCGATCCTCCAGTCGGCAAAGGCCAGGACAACGTGATCGACCTGCCGCGCAGCAGCTACGGCTGGGTGGGCGCCGGCGCCGACCGTCCCAACGTGGGCGTCGGCCTCGACCTGTCGGGCAGCAGCTATGGCGGCGGCTACGGTGGCAGCAACTTCGGCGGCATGGGCATCGGCGGCATGGGGACGGCCGGCTACGGTGGCTACGGCGGCGGCGGCATCTCCGCGCAGGCCGTGGGCGGGGGCGGCTACGGGGGGAACACCTTGAGCGGTGGCAGCTACGGCGGGGCCAATGCGAACGCCGGCCTGCAGTCGGTGATCCAGCCCTACCAGCAGGGACTACTCACGCAGGAGACGCGGCGCATCGACCTGGCGTCCCAGAACGCCCAGGCGCAGCTAGCCCTGGAACAGCAGCGCCTGCAGGCGCAGATCCAGCAGTACAACCAGACGAACCAGCAGGCGCAGCAGCAACTCACCCAGCGCCAACAGGAACTGGACCAGAACTACGCCACGGCGCAGCAGCAGCTGCAGCAGCAATTCGCTATCCACCAGGACCAGAACAAGCTGGCCCAGGACCAGCAGCGGCTCGACCAGGAGTACCGGAACGCGGGCCTGCAGATCCAGCGGGACGGCCAGCAGCTGCAAGCCAGCATGCAGACTCAGCAGCTGAACTGGCAGCGGGAACAGCAGCGGGTGGAGCAGGCGTTCCAGGCCCAGACGCAAGCCGTCCAGCAGGGCTGGCAGACGGGCGAGCGCCAGGGCACCCAGCAGTTCCAGACCGGGGAGCGGCTGGGCGCGCAAGACTTTACCGCGGGGCAAAACGAGGCCCAGCGTCAGTTACAATGGCAACAGCTGTATCAGAACTGGGGCCTCGCCCAGAACGAGGATGCCTTCAAGCGCCAACAGGCGCTCTTGCAAAACCAACAGTTCCAGCAGTCCCAGGAGCAGGCGCGGCAAGAGGCGGGCACGGGTCGCCAGATGGACCTCTACCAGTCCGCCCTCCGCAACCCCTGGCTGCAGAACTTGACGGGCCTGGCTCCCCAGTGGAACGCAGCGGGCGGTCCTGCTAATGCCGGTCGAGCGGCTGCTGGGGGGCTCGGGGTCGCCCTGAGCGGGCAGACGGGGACCTCAGGCATGTCCCCGTCGCTCGCTCGGGGCCTCCAAACCCCGCTCGGGCCCGGCCCCAACATGCCGACCGCCTCGGGCCAGAACAACCCCTTCCAGATGGGCGCCACCACCGGCACCGGCCAGGACGTGGGCGTGGGCTCCGGCTGGGAGCACGTGCCCTATCCCTCGCTCGACTCGTCAGGGGCGTTTGACAGCGCGGCCGACCGGCTGGCCCGGGATGCGGCCCAGCGGTACGAGAGCAAACCCAAGCGCCCCCTGTTTGGGGAGGTGGAGCCGCCCCCGCTGACGGATGAAACCGGGGAGCCCATCTACGAGAAGCTGCGCAAGCCCCCCGAGACCCCCAGCCGCGGGGAGATGCAGGGGTTCCAGGAGGAGTACGGCTTCGCGCCACGCCTCCACGAGCCCGCCGAGCGCCAGATGCTGGAGGACTGGCGCCAGGCGCGGGCGAAGGGCTGGGAGTGGGAGCTACCGGACGAGTCGGTGTTTGCCGATGGGCAGCCCCGCTTCGAGGACGGCTCGCTGATGACGGACGATGAGATCGCCGATATTCAGAACAGTATTCGGCGGCCGTCCAAGGCGGCGAAGCCTCGCCGGGGCAAGCTCGGTGGGGGCGGTCGTGTCGGGGGCGCCCTCGGCGGGCTGGTCGGGCTCGGGCCCGACATCGCCAATATCATCCAGGGCCCCAACCCCGACGCGGCGCTGCCGGACATCGAGAACCCGGCCGCCCGCGGGTGGCTCCAAGAGCATGTGCCGGGGGTACGGGGGCTGCAGGACCTCTCGGATGATCCCGAGTGGCGCCGCAAGCATGTCCCCGGGTATAGCGCCATCTACGATGCGATCTTCGGGGGCGGCCAGGACGTAGGGGCGGGCGCCGACGCCTTCGGCCAGAACAACCCCTACCACATGGGCAACGATGTCTCGCAGGATAGCCAGGCTACGGGCCAGGTGATCGGCGACGACGCCTGGCTCCACGGGGGCGTCACCCAGGGCAACGGCGTGAGCATGGCCCAGCCGCTCAGCCAGGCGTTCGGGGGCACGCAACCGTCCACCCAGCAGCAGGGACGGCCCTCCTCCGGCGGGGGCGCGGGGTGGCAGGACCAGCGCTACCGCCCGAGCGGCCAGGGCTACGGTGGCTACGGCCAGCAGTACGGCGGCTACAGCAGCCAGCAGTCCGACCAGCGCTACCGGGGCCAGCCGGGCTACGGCCAGCAGTACGGGGGCTATGGTGGCTACGGCAGCCAGATGCAGGACCAGCGCTACCGCTACCCCGGCTCGGACCAGGGCCAGAACATCTACTCGGACCCGCCCGCCCCCGGCAATGGCGCCCAGAACCAGCGCTGGTCCTACATGCCCGTGGGCCCCGGTGAGCAGGGCCCCAGCCCGCAGATGAGTAACCCCATGACGTACTCGCCGCTCTCCACGGGCGCTATCGACCCGGGCGGAGACATGATGTACCAGCAGTGGCTCGCCAACCCCGGCACCCCGAAGCCCGGCATGGGTGGACCGCAGGACTCCTGGGCGCCCATCGGCCCCGGCGAGTCGGCGCCGTACCAGGGGGGCTCGCCCCTCCAGACGTCGCCCGACACCACCCCATCGGGTCAGAACTGGCAGCCGCCCACCCAGAACTGGCGGAACGGCATGCCCTGGGTGAATCCTGCCCAGTCCCAGTACAGCCTGGAGCAGCCCTACGCGGGGGCCAGCGGCTTCAACCCGGGGCCGGTGATGCAGGCCCCGCAGACGCCCAACCTGCCGGACTGGCAGTCGTATATGAAGATGTCGCCCTTTGAGCGGGCCGCTATGCGTACCCAGACTGAGATGTCAGGGCAGCCCTGGGAACAGCAGACGCAAGCCATGCGGGATTCGTGGAATCAGAACGGCGCCGGCCCGTGGTCGAACCCGCAGAACATGTCTCAGATGGCCATGGCGAACATGAATCCGATGGATCAAATTGGGTTCAACCAGGTGTTGGATACTTATGGTATGAGCCCGCAGCAGTATATGCAGGCACACCAACGCCGCCAGGCTCCCAGCCGGGCGGCGCAGGTGCAACTCAGTGCTCGCGGGTAGTCGCTCAGGTACGACGCGGGCTGAGACGGCCCGTCTTGGCGAGTCGGTGCGTCTTGTCTAGCTGCAAGGCTTGGGCCCCAGGCCACCGCAGCGTCGGTAACCCCAGTATATCCCGCAGGAAAGGGTGTGTCAAGGGCCTATGAGTTGGAGCAATACCCCGAGTCGCGGCTGGCCCGTGGGGGTCGGGGCTAGCTCCAGCTATGGCCCCAGCTACGGCGACGACGAAGAGGAGCGGCTCCGCCAGGAGTACCAGATCGACCCCGTCCGTCGCTGGAACCAACTGGCCGAGGAGCGGGACCGGGACCCCGCCGCAGGCTGGCTCCACACCGCCATGGTGCCCTTTGAAGCTCTGGGCACCGCCGCGAAGTACGGGCTCGGCGTGACGCAGGGCCTGGTCCAGCGGGACCTGGAAACTGGCGCCAGCGTATGGGCCACGCTCAACGGGCAGACCGTGCCGGACCGGCTGCCCCGGGAACTGCGGGTCATGGGCCACCCGATGGGGGACGAGCCGACCAAGCTGGTGCCCGAGTCGCGGGGGCTCTTAGACACCCTCAACCCCGGCACTGCGCTCGCTCGCTACGATGCCCTCACGCCCGAGCCCGTCCAGCCGGTCCTGGAGGGCATGGCCACCTGGGGGATAGGCGCTCTCGGCAAACTTCCGGAGTACCTCAAGTGGGGGGAGGGGGCCCAGAAGGCGCTCCGCCCGGGGCAGGGCGTCTGGGAGGCCGTCAAGAACACCGAACTGCTGGGCCCCGCCGCGGCCAACCCCAACTCGCCGCTGGCCCAGGCCGCCGCAGCGCTCGTCAGCCCTCAGGCTAAGACGGCGGCGACGTATGGTACGCCCCTGGTGGGCGGGGCCGTCATGGCGCTCACGGCGCCCGAGGACACCGACCCCTGGGCCCGGGCGACCCGCGCCGCCGAGGGGGTGATGGGGGGCCTGGCCGTAGGGGCCGCCGTGGTGGGCGCCCAGAACTACCTGCAGCGCTCGGCCCGGATCACGGGCAAGTTCGAGGTCCCCGACCTGAATCCCAACAACATCCCGCTCACCCCGCTCGGGCAGCGGATGATGGTCCGTGAGGGCGAGGCGCCCAAGTACGAAGGCCAACCCACGCCCCGGCAGGGCCACCCGAAGATGACGAACTACGATCCCGACGTCGACTACCCCGCGATGTACCCCAAGGGCACGGCCGTCAACGCCTCCGCGAACCTGTCCCTGGCGCAGTTCCGAGCGTCGGTGTGGGACCGCAACGCCGTGCTGGGCGACCTGATGGACGCCATCCGCATCCAGGCGGAGGAGAGCAAGATCCCCTTCACCGAGGCCATGGACATCATGGGCCAGGTCAAGGTCCTCCACGGCTCCGTGCAGAAGGCGGAACACTGGATCGAGCGGCAGGTCCCCGCCTCCGCCCTCGGCACCCAGGTGTCGGTGACGGGCGCAAAGGGCGTCCTCTACGACAACGGCATCCGCACGGCGGAGCAACTCGACCACTTCGAGCGGATGCACACGGTCCAGGTGGCCATGGAGCGCTCCGCGCAGGCCACGCCGCTGGCCACGGGCCATCTCGGGATCGACCCGGCCGCCCAGGCGGCGCACTTCCAGGAACTCAAGACGCTGGCGGATCAGCGCTGGCCGGGGCTGAAACTGGGCGACAAGATGGAGCAGGCCGGCAGGGACATGTCGCAGTTCTACGACGCCGTCCTGGACTACTACACCGACCACGGGCAGATGCTCAAGACGGAGATCCGCGACGAGTCCAAGGCCCGGTACCAGACCTATGGGCACATCAAGTCGATTGACGATGAGTACGACACGTTTACGAAGAAGCCCGAGCGCCCCACCGAGCCCCTCACCCCTACGGCGTCCAAGGTCGAGGAGGCGTTCTCCGAGCTAGACCCGAACAAAGAGCTACGCATCGACACGACGGACAACATGTCCCGGGCCGTGAAGATGATCCAACTCGCGGACATGAACAACCTGGCCATCAAGATGGACGACCTGGCCCAGGTCTTCCCCGACACCTGGGGCAGCCACTGGCGGCCCTTGGAGAAGGCGCAGACCTACGTGGAGAAGGGCTGGGAGCAGGTCCGCTTCCGCCGCAATGGCGAGGACCAATTCGTCCTCACCACGAAGCCCATCGGCGACCTCCTGCGGGGCATCAACGTCGAGGCCGCGGATGCCGTGACGGGCACCATGGCGAAGATCGGCAACACCTTCCGCAAGGGCGTCACGGTGTGGAGCCCGCAGTTCATCATGTCGAACATCACGCGGGACCTGCACAACGCCATGATTAACACCAACATGCCCGTCGACATCATCCGCGAATTCCCGGGGGCGCTCTCGTCGATGTTCGCCCACAACATCGACGATTGGTACCGCTACAACCAGGACAACCCCCTGGTGAAAGCCCTGCCGCAGAAGGCGTGGGACGGGTTCCGCGACCACGTCCTCAAGCCCTGGGGCGGAGCGCAGACCGGGCTGGTCGACGAGGCCATCGAGCAGGGCATCGGCATGACCACGATGTCGGGTGTCATTCGCGGCCAGAAGACGCCCGAGAGCCTGCTCGGCATTAAGCCCCAGTTGAACGATCCCCTCGCCCCGCTGGCGACGCTCATTCGCGGGCCGGCGGAGTTTATGGAGACGCTGTCGGGGATCTCCGAGATGAGTACCCGCATGGCCGTCTACCGGGCCGAGATGGGGAAGGTCGGGGCGACCCCCTTCTCCGCCGCCATTGCCACCCGCGAGGCGACGGTCGACTTTAGCAAGGCGGGCAACATGACCCGCGTGGCGAACCTGTGGCTACCGCTCCTCAACGCCCGCATGCAGGGCGAGCTACGGACCTTTCGGGCGGCCCGCGACGATCCCGCGGGCTTTGTGGGGCGCGAGACGATGCTCACCGGCATCCCCGCAGTGATGTCCTACGCCTGGAACCGCACCATGTTCCCCGACCTGTACGAGATGATCCCCTCCGAGGAGCGGATGCGGAACCACATCCTGGTCTACGGCTCGATGACCGACGACAACGACCGGGTGAAGCCCATCTACCTCCGCATCCCGAAGGATCAGATCTCAGCGGCGCTGACGGTCCCCCTCGAACATGTCATGGACACCGTCTACCACACCCGCTATTACGCGCCGCAGCCGGCGGGCGCCCCCCGGGACCAGGCGCCGACCACGGGCGGGCACCCCCTGGACGAGAACGCCCGCACCCAGGCCCCGACCAGTTGGATGCTCATGCGGACGCTGGGATCGCTGTTGCCCACCGACATGTACCCCAACGAGTTGACGAGTCCTATCTCCTGGATCACGTCTGCCCTCACCATGAACCCCGTCTGGAACGTGGGGCAGGGGATCCAGTCGAACCAGGACCCCTTCCGGCGCCAGCCCATCGTGCCCGAGGAGCAGATGGTCCTGCCGCCGGAGTACCGCTACGGGCCGCAGACGCCCTCGGGGTACAAGGCGCTCTCCCACGTGGCGACCAAGCTGTTCGAGGGCATGGGCGTCGACACGACGAACCTCAACTGGCTCTCCCCTTCGGTGATGCAGTTTGCCGCCCGGGGCCTGGGCGCCTCCGCCCCCGATTACCTGCTGTCGCAGATGGACATCGCCATGCCGAAGCTGCAGGAGATCGGGCTGGTCCCGCCGGGCGCCTTCGTGCCGGCCACCCTCTCAGACCTGCGGCTGCCCCCAGGCACCCCCATCGAGGTGCAGAGCCAATACCTCTCCCAACTCGAATCGCCCGACGCCCGCCCCGCCTATGCGCGGATCTTCAGCCGGTTCGTCGGGGCCTCGGCGCGGTCGGGCAGCATGACCGAGCGAGCCTCCCACCTGGGCCAGCGGGAGCAGGATCAGGCGAAGGCGACACAGGACTTCAACCGGGCCTACCAGAAGTTCTTGGTCGAGTGGCGCAAGGAGGTGGCCGAACTGGACGCCGCTCCCGACATCACCCACCAGGCGAAGCTGGACGGTATGCAGCGGCTGGGCAAGGGCCGCGCCCAGGCATACAAGGCGCTGGAGATCGAGCACCCGCTAGCGATCACCGACCAGAAGGAGCTACGGGAGTTCCAGGACCGCCTGCCGGGCGTGGGCACCGAGTGGATGCAGGACGAACTCCCGAAGCTGCCCGACGGCTGGTCGGGGCAGAAGATCGCCGAGTACCTGATGGCGCCCCCGGGCGTAGACATGGCGAAGCTCAGCGTCACCGACCGCTACAAGGCTCAGCGGCGGGGGCTCAACGTGCTCTCCCAGCAACTAGGCCAGCCCGTGAACGTGCTAGAGATGTACGCCGGCGTCCACAAGCTGGGCACCGAGGTCCCCGGCGTGGCAGTCCCCAACCTGGCCATCGAGCAGGGGCTGAACGCCTACCTGAATCCCACGGATGCCAAGGGCGTGGAGCTTGACCCCCTCACCACGCCCGCCCACCTCATGCAGCGGGCGCGGGAGGCCGCCCTGCAGACCGTGTCCGCGACCTGGGGCGTGCCGCCCGATATGGTCAAGGCGACGATGGATGCCCGCCTGAACAACCCCATGGAGTTGAACGCCGACGGGGTATCCCGCATGCGGGCGACCATGCTGTGGCAGCGGCTGAACGACCCGTATCGCTTCCCCACCTACGTGAACCCGGACGGCTCGGCGCTGGGCGACGAGGCCCAGTGGGCGCAGTGGGACGCCGACCTCGCCAAGGCGCGGGTCCAGTACCACGACCGCCTCCCCCCGCAGTACGCCCGCCTGGAGGCGGCGAAGAAGTTCGGGGAGATGCGGCAGCTGCAGGCGCTGGCCACCCACGACCAGCAGGCGCTGGGCCCGCTGCCGGCGGTGGCCATCGCGGACCATGAGCGCTGGTACGGGATCGGGCGGGCGATGACCTCCCAGCAGTGGGCGGAATACCAGTCGGGGAAGCTCCCCCGCTACAAGGAGGGCGGGCCGTCGGAGTGGGCGCAGTGGGACATGATGCAAAAGATGTACGCCGCCACGCCCCCGGGGCCGACGAAGGATCGCATGCGGAATCAGGTGCGCCGCGTGCGGGCGCTGCAGACGCCGGGCTGGCGGTCCATCGTGCAGAAGGACCAGCTGATCCGCGAGGATGCGCTCTGGGACGAGATGCAGCAACCGGACTAGTTGCGCACGTGCATATACTCGGTTACGATGAGGCCGACAGGCCGCATCAGAACGGGGCTCCCATGGCGAAGGCGAAAACCCAGCACCGCAGCAAGCCCCACACGCCGGACCCCACCTACTGGGCGGGCAAGAACGGTATCGGCACGGGGCCCGTCCCCATCCCCCAGTGGACGATGCACGCCACGCCCACGGTCGCCCCGACGAAGATCGGCCCGGACCCCCTCTTCAAGCTGCCCAAGAAGGGCAAGAAGTCCAAGTAGCGGGAGGCGCAACATGGCCACGAACTCGCAGCACGTGAAGGCCTCGGGGTTCGGCAAGGCGGGCGCTCTCAAGAAGGACGGCTACGCGGCCCTGAAGGTCCCCGACCAGTCCGTCGGCTGGAAGAGGGGGACTCCATATTCTGGCCCCAACACCGCGACCGGCACCTTCTCCAGCGGTAAGAGCTAAGGGAGCCTATCCATGCCCGACGAGATGCCCGCGGTCGAGCAAGCCGCGGCTCCTGCCCCCGCGCCGGTGGACCCGCTGATCATTCGCGAACTGCAGGAACAGCGGGCCCGCAACGACTACTTGATGAACACCGTCCAGCAGATGGGCGGCTATCTCCAGTCGGAGGCGCAGCAGAAGGCCGAGTATGCGCGGCGGGCGGAAGAGTACCGCATCTCGCAGCTACCCCCGCAGGACCAGGCGAACGAACGGGTGAAGCTCGTCCAGCGGGAAAACCAGGAACTCCGTACCTGGCTCGCCCAGACCGTCCAACAGCGTCAAGCCGCCCCGCAGGTCCAAGACCGCAACGACGTGCAGTTGACGCCAGCGCAGATCGCCGCGAAGAAGCAGGAGCTTGTCACGGTGGCGAACCGCCACTACGGGCTCAGCGGAGACCAGGCGATCACACTCGCGGACGTACCCGACGTGTTCCACGACAGTCAGGATCGCTTCACGGCGAAGCTGACCGAACTGGGAACGACACGCAAGGCTGCGCCCGCCTCGGAGGCCGACTCCATGGCAAAGAAGTCCACCCCTGCCGGCTCGTCCTCGGGTGCGAGCCGACCGATGTCCCCCCAGGCGAACGCCCCGCGGCGGGATGTCGACCGTGGCGACTTTGCCCAGGTGCTCTCCCGGGAACATAAGGCCCGCGGGGACAAGGTCGTGCCGCCGAGCCAGCGCCGGGCGAATCTCGAACAACTGCGCGCCGAGGCGGAGACACGGCTGAGCCGGTAACCGTCTCCCGCGCCATCAGTGCGCCCACTGGGCGCGGGGAGATCCTCGATGGCGACGACGACCAGTACCGCCCTCGCCAATGAAGTCCAGACGATCTACGATGCCGACTTCTGGATTGAGTCGCAGAAGTACCTCTACTTCGACCAGCTAGCGGCCACGCGCATTGAGACCGGCGGCGTCAAGGGGAACATCTACAAGTTCCCGCTCATGGCGTCGAACCAGCCCAACGCCACCCCCCTCGACGAACTGACGGACGTGGTGCCCCAGCGCCTGAACGGCACCGACATCCAGATCCAGCTGTTCGAGTACGGCGATGCGGTGGAGGTCACCCGGTTCCTGGTCGCCACGGCGTACCCCGACGTGTACCAGCAGGCCGCCCAGCTGAACGGCTACTCCATGGCCGAGAGCCTGGACCGCCTGGCCCGCAACACGCTGGGCGGCGGTGGCATCCAGTTATTCCACAACAGCCAGACCGCACGGGCGGGGTTCGCCGGCATTGACACGGCCGCGGACCGCCTGAACGGCGCCTTCCTGGAGAAGCTGTCTATCCTGATGGCCCGCTCCATGGGCATCCCCACCTTCGATGACGGCACCCTCGTGTCGATCATGCACCCCGTCCCCTACTACGACCTCCTGCAGCAGAACGCCAACGCCCGCGACATGTCCATCCGCACCACCCCCGAAATGCTGCTGAACGGCGAACTCGCGGCGTGGGCCGGGATGCGGCTGATTGTGACGGGTGCGGCCAAAGCCTTCTGGGGCCAGGGCGCGGCCCGGTCGACGAGCCCCGCGAGCACCACGCTGGCGGCCGCGGCGAACATCGGCGACTCGAACATCAAGGTGACCTCCAACTCCGGCTTCGTGGCGGGCCAGTGGGTCACCCTGCAGGATGCGGCCGAGCCGGGCAACACCTGGGTCGACACGAACGAGTTCGTGCTGATCACCAACGTGGGCACGGGCGGCGCCGCGGGCGGGGGCCTGGACATTGTGGCGATGGATCCGGGTCCGGGCGAGGCGGGCGGGCTCCGCTACGCGCACGCACCGGGTATTACGGTCAGCAACAAGAACTCGGTCTACCCGGTACACGTGGTCGGGCCGATGTCACTCCTCAAAATTGCGTCGGACGAGACGGGGCCCTACGGCGAGACGGTCGTGACGGGCCCCTTCGACCGCCTGGGGCGCTTCCTGACGTTCGGGTGGTACGCCATCCTGGGGTACGCACGGGCACGGTCCCGTTGGAATCTACGGGGCGAAGTGGGCGGTAGCATCTAACGCCGCACGACAAGGGAGAGAACGATGTCCGGAGCCCATGCCGAGCGGCAGAACATGCAGTTCACGGTGCCGTTGCGCAGTCTCATCACCCCCCTCGCGGCCGTGGTCCCGGTCCGTGAGGCCCAGGGCCAGTACTCGCTCTCACTACCGACGGCCGCGGGCGACTTCTACGTTGGGATTCCCATTAGTTCGGTCATCCCCTCGGTGCTCACGAACGACCAGCGGGTCGACCGCATGGGGTTCAAGCTAGAGCAGATCTGGCTGAGCTACGCCATCGGCGCGGTGGACCTCCAGCAGCACTCGGTCACGATCAACCAGGAGACCATCACGGGGAACGCGGCCCGGGTGGCCGCGACGCCCTTTGGCGGGACACTCACCTACGACACCGACGACGGCACCTCGACGGTGCTGCCCGTCACGCAGCGGGCCGCCCTCTACAAGACTCGGGTGATTCTGGGCACGCCAGTGTATCTGGGGGGGCTGGGGCAGGTGGTCACCGCCGAGTGGCGACTCCAGACAGGAGCCGCCTCCGGGACGGCGAAGATCCACAACGTGCAGTTGGTGGGGCGCCAAGCCATCGCCTACTGACGGCAGGGGGCTCCTCCCCCCTAACCTGGACGGCCCGCCCGCTCTCCTTGCCGGGCGGGCCGTTCGCAAATATGGAGTACCCCATGGCAGCGGTGATTGGTCTCAACAAGGGCGATTGGACAACCGAGGGGCGGAAGGAGGGGAGTCATTATGACAACTGTATAAACCCCGCTTGCGGCAAGCGGGACGTCGAGCGCAAATGGAAGATCGGTGGGACGCACGCGGGTAACGGTGAGAACTATTTACACGCCGCCATCTACGGTTGCCCCAAGGGGCCTGGGCAGGACGGTTGTGGGGCAAGCTGGGCCAGAACAACTGAGCAGGGCGTTGCTGCGGATGCGGCCAAGGGCGTGAAGTCGAAGTGGGGCACCCAGTCGGCGGAACGAGGACGCACGATCAGCGTTCCCAGTGACGCCTATCGTGCGGCCTACGACGCTATCGACTGGGATCGGTAGCGACGATGGTGCTCAGCATTGCAGGCGCGGCAGTACCGATTCTTGCCGTTCCAGTAGTCGAACGGATGGCCACGCTTGCAGAGCAGCTTCGTAGCCGGGGCGCTCCGCTCCGAGTTCTCCTTCGGGGTGACAGGTTCCAGGTGGGTGGGGTTCACGCAGCGATGTACTCGGCACAGATGGTCGTACTGGTAGCCCGGCAGCTTCGAGCAGGCATACACCACCTCGTAGACAACCTGGTGGGCCTTGTACTGGCGCGGACGGATCTTGTGCTGGCCGTACCCGTCACGGTCGACGCAGCCGGTCCAGAGCCAGCAGGGGCCCAGGTCGGGGCGGTACTCGGGGATTGGGCCATTGAAGTCGATCTTGAGCCAGAGGAGAACACGCTGCTTCGTGGTAGGATGCACCTGCATCGAAGCTCCAATCTTCGGTGTCGTGGGGCGGGCCGTTGACGCGGCGCCGTCCCGTTTTTGTGTGAGGCAATATACCATGCGACTCATAGCTAACTGCTACCACAACCCCCCCTGGACCCGGGCGGTGCCCGCCGCGCCGCCCGGGTATCTCCTCGCCTTCCGTGGGGGGCATGCCCGTATCTATGACGAGCGCACCCTGATGTGGTGCCTGAGCAAGCCCGAGATCACGGTGGCCCTGGAACCGTCCTACCTGGGGCATGTGGGCCGCTGGGTGGCGGACATGGAGAAACGCCTGCTCACCCCCCGGGCCCTGCTCGCGGACCCCTCCGGCTCGATCATCCCGCCCGACGAGTACACGGTGCCGGGCTGGATGGCGCCCGAGGTGGTGAGCCAGTTCCACGAGGCGCAGCTACGGGAAGAGGATGAGGCGCTGGGGCGGCCGCCCGTCGAGGCGGAGGCTCCGACAGGAGCATTGGTATGGGGCTCCCCATCCTCGACCTCGTAGCCACCCTGGCCGACCGGCGGAGCGAACTCCTGACCCTGGTGCCCGACGCGGCGGGGTCCACCCGGCAACTCATCTGCGGCACCTTTGCCGACTACTTCGTGGAGAACGTCGACCGCCTGAACGCCTGGGTGTACTGCCCCCGGACCAGCCTCAATGCGGGCACGAACTGCGGTGAGCACCGGCGGGCGACGACCTATCACCAGGCGGGGACCTCCGTGGACTTCGCCCGGGCCTGGCCCGAGGCGCTCACGAACGCCCACGGCCCGGCCACCTACTACATGACCACCCGCACGCCCTGGTGGAAACTGCGGGATGCGGTGAACGCCGGCATCGCGGACCTGGCCATCCCCTACGCGGGGCCCATCACCCAGGAGTTTCCCGTCGTCGAGCACCAGTACCGCTACACCCTGCCCAGCCTGCCGGGGTCCATCGTGGCCACGCTGCTGGAAGAGGTGTCGGTCAGCATTTCGACCGAGGGCAACTACGTGGGCTACCCCTACGCGACGGCCACGCCCTACAACTGGCGGCTCTACACCACGACGGAGAGCGATGGCTCCACCGCCTACGAGATCCAGTTCGAGCAGGTGCCCCCGACGGGCTCGCTCGTGCGGCTCTATGGGCGGGCCCCGCTCCGCAGTACGGGGCGCACGAGCGATAGCGGCGTGGTGGCCTGCGACCCCCAGTACGACGATGTGGTGCAAGAGTACCTGCTCATGCACGCCAGCTACCTGCTGGCCAAGTGGGACGTGGACTCCGAGCCGGTGGGCAAGGCGCTCTACGCCCTGCAGATCGCCACGGCGGCGCTCACCGAGGCGCGGGCCACGCTGCTGGAGCGGCTGCCGCGGGGGCCGAACGCCCGCATCGTGGTCCCCGGGCGGGGCGACGGCCGGCAGCTGGCCCATCCCGGCGGCGACGACGCCAGCTGGCTCGGCGCCTCGCATCAACTGCACTAGGGAGTCCGCATGATCGGGGGACACCCGCACCCGAACGCCAGTCGGCAGGAGATGGTCCGGGTCGACACCCTGGACTTCCAGCTGGTTTACGACGAGAGCGGGCGGGTGGTGTACCAGGTCGAGGAGGCCAGCCGTTTCGGCGAGAAGATTGCCGAGGGCGACCTCAAGTACGCCGACTTCGCCCCCCACGAGTCCGCCTCCACCGTTTCCCGCTTTGATGGCACCTACGGGCTGCGCCGCTACACGGATGCGGTGGAACCGCAGAAGGAACAGAACGCCATCTTCGAGGCGGAGGGGATGGACTGCTCCGACGGGCTCCCCATCATGGAGCCCGAGCAGGTGGTGGAGACCCTACCGGGGAACACGAACCTCATCAACTGGATCGGGGAGTTCGTGCAGGTGGCGACGGGCAACACGCTCGTCGCGGTGGCGGCCAACCACGTATACAAGCGGGTGGGGCCGGGGAACTGGCAGCTAGCGCTCACCCTGCGGGCGCCGGTGACATCGGGGGCGGCGGTCGCTAGCTTTAACGGCAAGCTCTTCTTCGGCTACGCCGAGTTCGGCATCGCCCAGTACACCACCGACCTGGTCACCCTGCAGGATGTGCGGACCAGCACGCCTGCCGACATGTACGTCTTCGCCTTCACGGCCGATCACTCCAACATTTATGCGGTGGGCGGGGAGACGCAGCCGACGTTCAATCAAGTCATGTCGTCCCCCGACGGGCTGGCGTTTGCCACGCCCATTCGCTGTGGGCGCCCCGACATTCGCATTCGCGAACTGGCCCCGGGGGGCGGGCTCGTGCTGGTGTACGTGGGGAAGCAGAACGAACTGGGGTATATCGACAACGAGGGCGCGGTCTACCACGTGCTGATCCCCTTCGACAGCTACGACGGCAACAATGGCACCCTGCTGCGCTGGTGGCTGGGGCGACAAGACGACCAGCAGCGGGGGCCGCTGGCCCTGCAGTTTCTCCGCGACCGCCAATTGTGGCAGTACGCCCCCTCCGACCAGAACACGGGCGAGGCCCGCAACATTACCGTGTGGGCGGACCCCTCGCGGCGACCGCAACGGGTGAAGGGCGTGCCGACGGCCATGGCCGGAACGCATCGCTGGCTCTACTACAGCGTGGAATCGAACGACGCCACGAACTGGATCCTCAAGCGGGACGCTCTGTCCAACAGCACCACGCCCTATCTGGCGCTCGCCCCCAACGCCTCGTGTCGGGCGATGTGCGTGACCCACCCGCTCGGGCAAAGCCCGTCCCTGATGTATGGCGTGGGGGCGAACATCACCTACGTCGTGCTGCCGTCCAACGGGGAATGGCCCCTCGACGACCCCAGCTGTCGCTACAAGACGGGCACGGGGACGCTGAGCCTGCCCGAGGCGGAGTTGCTGCTGCCCGATGAGGACAAGATCCTGCTGTCGCTGCGGGTAATTGCGGACGATCTGCTGGAGAACGTGCGGTACTTCACGATCCAGTACCGGGTGGACGGGGGGCCGCTGCTGGCGCTGGGCACGGTGTTTACCAGCCCCATCACGGAATTGATCTTTGATAAAGACATCGACACCATCAAGGGGAAGCGGGTCTTTATCAAGCTGACGGCCCACAACACGGACCCGACCCACACCATGGTGCTGCGGGGCCTCTTCCTGCGCTGGTCGCTCAACACGAAGCCGTACCGCCAGTGGACCTTCCAGGCGTCGGTGCCGTCGGGGCGGACGCAATTGCCGGGCTCCGACCTGGAGAACCCCCAGCGGAAGATTCGGGCCCTGTGGGCGCTCCGCGAGAGCGGCATGCCGTTCGTGTTTGCGGATCGCTGGCGGGCCACCTACATCACGCGGCTCAAGAGCATCCGCGAGGTGGCCACGACGCAGGAGCGAGAGCGCACGCCCGACACGGTGCTGGAGATTGTCCTCATCCAGACGACGGGGGTACTGCCGTTCACGCTCTCCGAGACGTGGACGATGCCGGCCTTCGACACCTCCTGGTACCCGATCACGGAGTGCTGGCCGGTGGTGGACGAGGGCACGCTCCAGGCGGCGGGCGAGGTGGAGAATAGCACGGCCGAGACGCTGTACCCCCGCTGGACGATCACGGGCCCGGCCGCCACCATCTTGCTGACCAACACCGTGACGGGCGAGGCGCTGTATGTGGCGCACGACCTGCCGCACGGGGCGTCGCTGCTGATCGTCGCCGACCCCACGCGGCGCATCATCGTGGACGCCTACGGCGTAGCCATCCCGGCCGACACCAGCGGCACGTTCTGGGGGTTTCCCCCGGGGACGAGCGGGTTCACCGTCGCGGTGGCGGGGGCCAACCTGTTCACCACGGTACGCTTGCAACGGAGGGGCTGATGGCCGCACCGAATGCTGATGCCTACTACCCACTGGCGACGTCCGTCCCCCCGCAGCCGGGCCAGTCCGACTTCCTGCGGTGGCAGAAGGAGTGGGTGAGCGACGGCATCTACCCGAACGACCTGCAGGCGCTGGCGGTCACACCCCGCGGGGCAGGCGCCAACCTGAGTATCGACATGGCGCCGGGCCGGGGCGTGGTCCGCGGCGTGTTCTGGGAGTTCGGGCAGACCTACAACATCGCCATTGCCCCGAACGGGGCGGGCGCGGACCGCATCGACCGCCTGGTGATTCGCCTGAATGCGACCTCCCCCGTAGTCTCTTACGTGATCATCCAGGGGGGCATCGTCCCCCAGCCCCCCGTCCCGCCGGCCGTCTCCCGGATCCTGGGCCCGACAGGCGTGCCGGTGATCCACGACCTCTACGTGGCCCAGATCCTGGTCCGCCAGGGCACGTCCTCGATTCTGGCGAGCGACATCACCGACGAGCGGCAGTACCTTTCGGGCCTGGGCTTCCGGTACTGGGGCGTCATGGCGGCAGCCGCCACCTTCAACGTCCCGGATGGCCGGCAGCTGCTCATTCAGGTGACGGGTACGACAACGATCACGGCGATCCCGGCTCGGCCGGCAGGCGTCTGCATCATGCTGGAGTTCCTGACGCAGAACGGCGCATTGCAGCACGACGGGGTGAACCTGAACCTGACGGGCACCCGCAACTACGTGGGCGAGGTAGGCGGCACCCTCACGCTGGTGTCGACCGGGCTCGGCTGGGTGGAACTGAGCCGCACCAAGGAGCGAGCCAACCCCGGCCTGGTCATGGCCTCCCCCGCCCTGACGAGCGGCGAGGTGAACCTGATTCGCCTGGGCCCGGCCCACATGCCGACGGGGATCGGCGATGCCAACCTGGCTGGCGACGTGGCCCGCGGCAACCTGCTCACGAACCCCGGGTTCGAGGTGTGGCAGCGGGGCAATGGGCCCTTCGCCGCCAACCTGGTCTACACGGCCGACCGCTGGCTCCTGTCGATGGGAGCCCTCTCCACCTATTTGGCCGACCGGGATACCACCCATATGGATACGGGCAGTGGGGCCTGTCTCCACGTCCAGTACAGCCACCAGCCAGGCGGGAACAGCCAGATCCAGCAGAAGATCGAGAACTTCCAGGCGCTCATGGGGCGCACGGTCACCTTCAGTGTCCGCGTCCGCGGGGCCGTGCCCGGCGGGGTCCGCGTCTCGATCACCGAGGGGCCCACGGGCACGAACGGGACGTCGCATCCGGGGGGCGATGTCTACCAGACGCTCTCCGTGACGCACGTGGTCTCGCCCAGCGCGCCCCCCGTGACGGGGGTCATGGTCATCATCGACCTGCTGGCGGGCGGGCACTACTACTTCGACAACGCGGTGCTCGCTGTGAGCAGCGTGCCCGTGGACTACAAGCCGCTCCACCCGGCGGACGACCTGGCCCGCTGCCAGCGCTACTACGAGGTGATGGGCGGGACCGGGAACGGCACCCTCATTATCGCGGGGACGGCCCTCGTGGGCGGGGCGCTCACGACCTACGAGACCGTGGGCTACAACGCCCCCAAGATGGTGGTGCCCACCGTGACGAAGAACGGCGTCTGGACCACCCAAAACACCGTCGCGGGGGCCCCCGTCGTCACCGTCTGGGACGCGAACGCGGTCCGCCTGGAAGCGACCTCGACCGCCGTCAATGGGAGCTTCTATGCCCAGACGCTGGCGGTAGGCCAGAACCTGACCGTGGAGACCAATCCACCATGAGTATTCGGCCGATCACGTTCTATGACGACGGCACGGTGGACGTGCTGCACGACGACCCGGGGTACGGCTGCACGGGGCGCATTCCCGTCTCCGAGACGACGCTCAGCGCGGATAGTTCGGTGCTGGAGATCCACTGCCCGGGCGGGTGCGGCTCGGTGTCGTGGCACCCGGTGAACGGGGCCGCGGACCCCCAGCCGGTGCAGCAGCTGTTCGTGCGGCGCCTGGCCCAGCGGCGCCACGTCAGTTTCCGCGAGGCGCGGGAGATCCATCGACGGTTGCTGGAGGAGCGGGGCCTGCTGGACCGCTGGGCGCTGGCCGACCTGCAGGACGCAGACCCGGCGGAGAGCACGAAGGAGGGGCTGTGAAGCAACTGACCCGCGAGGACCTGTACCAGCTAGCCCGCCAGTGGCAGGTGCCGTCGCCGCTCGACAGAATAATTGTCGCCGGGGCCTGGGCCGAGTCGGGCTGGGACGCCGACGCCGAGGGCGACGTGGTGGCGGGCCACGCCCACAGCATCGGCATCTTCCAGCTGGACGACCGGGGGTTTGGGAAGGGGCTCACCGCGGCCGAGCGGCGGGACCCGAACCAGCAGTTCCAGGTGATGGTGCCTCGCTACCGCCGCAGCTACGCCTACTGGGCGAACCCCCAGGCCCACTGGCAGGGGGACCTCAGCCTGGAGGAGATCGCCTGGCGGACCTGTGCCTTGGCGGAGCGACCCTACGGCTGGCAGGACCCCAAGAGCGCAGCCGCCCACCGCTACCGCCGGGCCTGGCTGATGGCCGCCGAGGACCGCCGCCGCCCTACCGAGGCGAACCGCGTGTACCCGTTCAGCCGGCGGGCCCAGTACGAGGCCAAGCACTGGGCCGGGCTGCAGGCGGTGGACGTGTTCGACGTCTACGGCGCCTCCATCCGCGCCTGTGCGGACGGCGAGGTGACGTACCACGCCTACCCGGCGACCGGCTGGACGGCCACGCTGCGGGCCGATACGCCTGACCAGGAGGGCGGGCAGGTGTACTTCCACGCCCACCTGCTGATTGGCTCAGGCGTCTGCCCCGAGGGGGGCACGGCGCGGGTGATTGCGGGCCAGGAGATCGGCCGGGTGGGCGACTCGGGGCGCGCGGCGGGCGGGCCACCCCACTGCCACTGGGCGGTGGGCACCCCCGGGTACGGGGTGGACTATGATGGGGCTGGGAATATAGCGCCCGCCCCATTACTCGCGGCCTGGCAGGCTGCGGAGGGGAGTGCGGAAGTGACGAACCCCGACCTCATCAATGCGATTGGCTACCTGACGGGCGAAGTGGCAGACCAGATCCAGGCCGCGGTGGACAGCGTCCGGGAGCAGTGCACCGAGGAGGACGTGGCAGAGTCGCTGGAGGCCATCGAGGCGGCGCTCCGCACGATACGGGGCTACCAGGCCGGGAGTGACGACATGGCGACGGAGAGCGTGCGGGACCAGATGAACGGCTACCGCGGGGCGCCCCTGCGGGAGGCCCGCCCGGACGCGGAGGGGCCCGAGGCCAAGGCGGAGCGGGAGGCCATGGAGGAGCGGACACCCGAGGCGAAGCATACGCGGCGCATCGCGGAGGAGCTAGGGGTCCCGGAGTCGGAGGTCCCGACGGACATGGTACGGGACGCCGTGGCGGCGGAGAACGAGGCGAAGCAGCGCAAGCAGGAGACGACGGACATGGTAGTGCCACAGGCGCCGAAGCCGCAGGAGACGGGGACCGAGCGGGCGTACCCGCACCCGGACGAGGCGGAGGTGGACCCCGAGGAGACGGAGCGGGAGACGGCGAAGGAGGCGGCCGAGGAGGACGAGGAGGGCGAGGCGCCCGACCGGGGGAAAAGGGAGCCGACGACGAAGGCGGAGGCGGAGGCGCCTGATGAGGGGCGCGGCCGCGACGGGCGCCGGCGGCGGTAGCCATGAGCCTGGTGATGGTCCTGGTGTTGTTCCTGGTTCTGGCCGTCATCTTCGGCGGGTACGGGTACGGGCGGGCGGGCTGGGGGGTGTACGGGTGGAGCCCGCTGGGGCTGATCCTCCTGCTGATCCTGATCTTGTGGCTCACGGGCAACCTGCACGTCGGCTAGAAGGGAGACCCCATGGGCTACGATCCGCATGCCCCACCCGAGCGGCAGGCCGCCGCGTGGAATTGTAGCTGCGCCTCCGCCGCCTGGGCGCTGCAGAGCGTGGGCGTGCCTGTGACCGAGGGCGAGGTGACCGCTGAGATGGTGGCCCGCGGCCTGGTCACGCCTGAGTGGGGGCTGATGGACGGCTCGGGGGCGGGCCTCGCGGGGTACCTGCGGGAGAAGTCGGGGTATCCCGTCGTCAACCGCTACCTGACGTGGGACGACGTGGTGGCAGCGGGCGGCGTGGGGCCGATCTGCCAGGGCTCGAACTCCATGTACCACTGGTCGGCCATCCGCTACGAGCAGGACGGCGTGGCGTACATGATGAACCCTGCCCCCGGCTGGATGGGGGTGGGGGACGCCCTGGACCGCTGGGCGTGGGAAAGCTGGGGCCCCTGGGCGGGGTGCTTCATTGCGGTAGGAGAGGACCCCGTGACGAACGCCGAACTCCAGGCGGAGAACG